CCCACGAAATCATCGTTATTGATGACTACCAGGCGGTCATGGTCAACGAGTTAATGATGCGCAGCAGCGAAACAGGCTTTGCCAAGTTCGCAGATATCGGCAAGAACGCATGGAGCATTTTTAATGCTGCTGGGGATCTTGCGGAGCATCGCCGGGTTTACATCCTTGCTCACACGCAAACCGATGACTTCGGAAACGTTCGGATGAAAACCGTTGGCAAGATGGTTGATCAGACCCTGGTCCCGGAAGGCTTCTTCACTATTGTCCTGCGAACAGAGGCCACTAGTGGCGATTACACCTTCAGCACCCAAACCAACGGCCAAGATTGCTGCAAGAGCCCAATTGGAATGTTTGATTCGCGCCAGATAGATAACGATTTGGCCAAGGTCGATCAGGCCTTGGTCGACTTCTACGAAATAACGGCAGCCGCATAATTGCGGCACTCAACGGAGCATCAAATGTTCAAACTCGACCAGGGCGCAGCTCGCGCCGCAGACAACAAGTCCGCTTACATTGATCGCGAAGGGAAGTACATCGGAACCTTCGTGCGCGCTGAGTACATGGACAAACAGTCCACTGGGTCAACAGGGATTGGCCTGACTTTCAAAAGCGGTGACGGAGCAGAGGCTCAGTTCTATATCAACCTCAGCTATCAGCACGGAACCAGAAATGATGGCGGGCATTCGCTCTTGAACGCAATCATGGCTTGCCTACGACTTAATGATGTTGCAGCTCCATCTCAAATCAGCTTTGAGAAGTGGGACAAGGACGCCGGGCAGCGAGTAAAGACTCAGGCTCCAGGCTTTCCCGAACTGATGAACAAGCCGATCGGCATCTTGATCCAGATGGAGATCGAGAAAAACAGCGAAAAGGGTGATCCGCGACCAACTTTGTACGCGCCATTCGAAGCGTCAAGCGAGAAAACGGCCTCCGAGGTTCTTGACCGAGAGCGGTGCAGGGAGCCGGTCAAGCTGGAAAAAATGCTGGAGGCTATCATTCGCAAACCAATTGTCGACAAGCGCCCTAAGGGCGGCCAGTCGCATCATAGCGACAACAACGACTATGGCCCGGTACCTGATGACCATTCTCAGGATATCCTGTTCTAGGGCCTATTTCGGCACTAGCCAACTTCCTTATGGGCGCCATTGAGCGCCCTTTTCTTTGGAGAAAACATGAACATTTATTTGGACATTGAAACGATCCCCGGCCAAGCGCTTGGCATCAAGGAAGTTCTCGCTGAGCGAATCAGCGCACCGGGCAACTACAAGAAGCCGGAAACCATTGCTGCCTGGGAGCTGAACGAAAAGCCTGCGCTGGTCGATGAGGCGTGGCTGAAAACCAGCTTCGACGGCGCATTTGGGCATATCGTCGTGGCATCCATCGCTATCGGAGATGAGGCGCCAATCACCTTCTACGGCAAAGACTGGCTAGGAAGCGAACGTGAAATCCTTTTCGGCCTCTTCAATGCAGTTGATGCGGTAGGCGGTCGGGAACTGGCGGGCGGTACTCGCCAGACCGGAAAGCCAGTTTTCATCGGTCACAATGTCCTCAACTTCGACCTTCGTTTCATCTTCCAGCGCGCGGTCATGCTCGGCATTCGACCTCCAGCCTGCATCCCGTTCGACGCCAAGCCGTGGGGCCCGGAAGTGTTCGACACCATGACAGCCTGGGCCGGAGCGCGCGGAACGGTAAGTCTGGACAAGCTCTGCAAGGTGTTCGGCATCGCAACAAAGGGTAGTGAGATTGATGATGAGATCGACGGAAGCAAGGTTTGGGAGTTCGTTAAATCCGGCCGTATCGATGACGTTGCCAAGTACTGCGCGGGTGACGTTGAGCGCGTTCGTGAAATCCATAAGCGCCTAACTTTTGCGCAAGCTACCTGAGAAGGCGCCTAAATCAAACATGCCAGGCCCCAATAAAGGTCTGGCCCACCACTCGAGCGAACACACATGAGAAGCGCCAATCCGGCATCGCCGGTCGAGCAATCACAATTCGAAGCGGCCAAGGCTGCTTTTTTTCTTGTCTGGCGGAAAGGTTGATCGGATCGAAGGATTCAAGTTTGAGCCTCGGCCAGTACGCATTGAGCCAGTCATTTCCGAGCAAGAGATCGAGCGGCGCGCCTTTGCCGAGAAAGTCCGCGAGATGGGCAAGGACATGGGTCAACGAGATATCGCGGCAGCGCTGAAGGTCACGCTGGATAAGGTCTATCAGACCTGTAAGCGGTTCAGCATTTCCTGCAAGTCAGGACGGGGCCGGAAGTCAGGCAGCAGCGGCGTATTCAGCATCGATCCTGCGGTTGACGCGCCAATGGCCGAAAGACTCCGGGCCATGGCTGAAATCGGCGTGACGAAGGGTCGGGCGGAAAAAGCGCTGGGTATTGGCTCGCACCGAATGTCGCGCCTGATCGATACGTACGGCATCGAGTTCAAAAGGACGCGCAGTTGAGGCGGATCAGCAAGAAGACCGCTATCAGACGCAGGCAGCACCTCAGCATCCCGCCCAGCGGAGTAACCCAGCATGAAAATTCAACCTACGTCCTACCGGATGAAGGTAACGGACGCAATTCTCTGCCTGATATTGGCGGATCGAATGCATCAGACGGAATCGGCAGTGATCTCGGCAGCGTACCGGGCGCGCGACCTGGTCAGGATCGAGTGTCGCCCAGTCTTCACGAAGATCATCCGCTGCGGCGACCCTAGGCTATGGGTCGAGAATTACCTGAAACTGATCGAGGTGTGAAATGGCAGAAACTAGAAATCATACCGGCCACCGATGCGGAATCTCTCACCATATGGCCACGCTGACCAGTGAGCAGGTCAAGGAAATGCGCAAGAGGTATGAAGCCGAGAAATTCAGCTACGCCCGGCTGGCGAGAATATTCAGCTGCGGCATATCAACAGCCCGCGACATCGTGCTGTATCGCACTCGTTGGAATGGGTAGGAGGTTGAAATGGCAGTAGAAGGAAAGGCTCGGTCAGCTAAGACTGCACTCAAGCGCCAAGAGTGCGGTGAGCTGGAATTGCGCCACACGGTCAGCGCTACGACCAAGAAGATGCTGTCCGACCTGATGAGGTGGACCGGAATCAAAGAGCAGGGCGAGGCGCTCACCTGGATGATTCATCACGTTCAGGGTCTTGGCCGGGGCGGGGTTATTCGGCTTATTGGTTCGCGGCACAGTTTGGAATATGGCGAAAACGTGTCGCCAATCATGGGTAGCGAGATGATCCGCTTTTGGGCTAGATCTGGAACGTGCGAGGCGCTGTCAGCTCTGGTTGAGTGGACTGGCGCGCAGGACCAAAGCGCAGCTATGCGACTGGTCATTCATGCGCTACATGATGCTGGAAAGGACCGCGCCCTACCCTTTCTGGCAATGCCACCACACACCCCATATGTGATGCCTGAGCACATGGCCAGACGGCTTGATGCCGACTTCCGGCGCAAGACTCTTCGCATCTGCAACGAATAACACCCCCTATTTTTGTCGCATCCAGTCATTGGAGGGCGGCGCCTGACTGGAAATCAATATGACCACCTACGGCTCAATATGCAGCGGCTCGTCATTGGAGGCGCCGAATGGGAAGGCCAGCTGAGGATATAAGTGAAATGGTTTTCGGCAGGCTTACCGCGCTTCATCGTGGAGCCTCGCGACCTCAAGGAGGTGGAAAGCCTAGCTGGGTCTGTAGGTGCGAATGTGGGTCCGTGGTCACACTTCCTGCGGCGCGCCTAAAGGGCGGCTCTACCAGAAGCTGTGGGTGCCTGCGGCGTGATCGAGCGGGAGGGCTTTACCGGACGCACGGAAAATCAAAAACGACTCAATACACGATGTTTTATGACGCTAGGAAGCGCGCGATCGCACTTTCTCTGCCATTCGAGATTGAGCCAGACGACATATTTGTTCCTGACGTATGTCCAGTTCTCGGAATCCCCATGGCGCAGGGCGGTGCGCGCAATAACACTCCGTCGCTGGACCGCTTCATTCCTGCTCTCGGATACGTAAAGACGAACATACGCGTCATATCGTTTCGGGCAAACCGCCTGAAATCAGACGCAAATATTGAAGAGATGCGGCGAGTGCTCGCATACATGGAGGGCTCATGCTGACCTATGGAAGCATTTGCTCCGGAATAGAAAGTGCGACTACCGCTTGGCATCCGCTGGATATGAAGCCGATGTGGTTTGCCGAAATCGAACCGTTCCCGAGCGCAGTACTTGCCCATCACTACCCGAAGATTCCAAACCTTGGCGACATGACGAAGCTCGCCGCCATGGTGCTGACTGGAAAGATCCCTGCTCCAGACGTGCTAGTCGGCGGAACACCATGCCAGGCATTCAGTGTCGCCGGTATGCGCCAAGGGATGCTTGATCCTCGCGGCGCCCTAACCATCAAATATGTGGAGCTTGCAGATGCAGTTGACCATGTTCGAATCGCCCGCGGTGATGATGAAACCATTGTTGTTTGGGAAAACGTCCCCGGCGTCCTCTCCGATAAAGGCAACGCCTTCGGATGCTTTCTTGGTGCGCTTGCTGGGGAAGACTGCGAACTGCAGCCTTCAGGGAAAAGGTGGTCAGACGCTGGTTGTGTGTATGGACCCAAAAGAACAATCGCATGGCGGATCTTGGACGCCCAATATTTCGGCCTGGCCCAACGACGCCGCCGTGTGTTCGTTGTCGCAAGTGCTCGAAGAGGGTTCGATCCCGTCGAGGTACTTTTTGAGCGAGAAGGCGTGCGCCGGGATTCTGCGCCGCGCCGCGGTGAGGGGTCGGACGTTACCGGAACAGCTCCTTTCGGCCCTGCGCTCCAGTGCGGATGCGGGGAAGTGTTCGGAGAAGAACTTGGCGCTTACGGCTGCATGAATTGCGAGGGCGATGAAGGTCCGGCAGTCAGCATGTTTGGTGGAATACCGGCATTTGGCTCAGGTAACGGCGGTTCAATCGAGCGATCCGGAACGCTGACCGCCAAAGATGCGCGACTCGACTTCGATAGCGAGACTTTTTTTGTGCAGCCGGTATCAGCGCTGACTGCTTGCGGTGTAGGGACTTGCGGAGCTGACGACAATCAGGCTCAGGCTGGACATTTGATCGCTGGAACGCTTAACGCCAACGGCAAGGCGGCCGGTAGCGCAACCAATCAAGACGCTGAAGCCGGACTGCTCGTCGTGCACGGTACGCAAGATCCTGGCGTTAGTGATTCGCTCGCATTTGCCCTAGGCAGGAATAGCGGGCAGGAAAATGCAGTCCTGGCTTTCTCGTGCAAGGACCATGGCGCAGACGCCGGGGCGATATCGCCGACGCTTCGGGCAATGAATCACGCTGGCAGTCATGCAAATGCAGGTGGACAGGTCGCCGTATGCATAACCGGCGACATTACGCATACGCTGAAAGCTGAAGGCTTTGATGGGAGTGAGGACGGTACCGGTCGCGGCCAACCAATTGTCGCCGCTCTAAGAGGGATAAGCGATTACGGAGAGGGCCTGCCCAGCTTGAGGGCGTCTTCTGGAGATGCTGGCGGCGGAAGCGAAGCGCTTGTATCTACCAGCAGCGTCCGCCGATTAACACCCACAGAATGCGAGCGCCTCCAAGGCTTTCCCGACGATTACACGCGAATCCCTTGGCGCAACAAGTCCGCAAGTGAATGTCCTGACGGTCCGCGCTATAAGGCGATCGGCAACAGCAAGGCCGTAACCGTAGTTCTCTGGCTCGGCCTACGAATTCTAAAACAGCTCTGAACCCAATCTATTTCCAGGCCGCTCCCCAGCCCAAGGACACCCCATGCCCACCAATCAAGACGAAACCCTACAACAACGCTACGCCCGAGATCATCAGGACTACCTTAGGACTTGCGGAAATATGACCGCCGAGCAAGTGGCTGACCTTCAGTTGCAGTTGAATAATGCGCTGGCTGGGGAGGCGAAGGCGCTGGAGGAGCTGACGAAGGCGAACGAGAAAATAGATCAGGCTTGGAATCTCAGCCATAGCCTGGATCATCAAGGGTTCATCCCTGGCGCTTTGGACGCTTGGAAGCGCCCAGTAAAACAAATCCTTCCTTATGACTTCTCTGGGAACCCTGGAGCAAGCGCAACGCAATACTGTAATGGCTGGAATGACTGTGGCGGTTATTGGTCGGCCCACGCTAAAGACCTCCATCAGCGCCTGACCATCGCCGAGCAGCGGAATGCGGAGCTTCGTGCTTTTGCTTGCGAGATGGTTGATGCAGCCTTCGAGGGCGGCAGCTTTGACGCTGGCGACATTCAAGATAATCAGCAATGCGATGGATCTTGATGCTCTTCCGGCCCTCGGTGCTCGACAGATCGACGCCATCAAGCGTGCCGACATCATCAGCCTGATACGCAAGATTGAGCGCCGCGGTGCGATTACCCAGGCAGTAAAGGGTAGGCAGTGGATTAGTCAGGTTTTCCGGTACGCCATCGCCAGCGGGATAGTTGAAAACGACCCCACAGTGCACATGAATACCGTTACGACAAAGATGGAGCCGCACAAGCATCGACCGTTTCTGAGCTTCGAACAAATGCCGAGCATCATTAAAATGATCTGGGATTGCGAGTCGGGCCATCCGCACAAGGTCGCGACCATGATGGTGATCTATTCCGTCGCGCGCCCGGCAGAGGTAAGAAAGGCCGAGTGGTCGGAGATCGATCTAGAATCAGCAACATGGACGATTCCCGCAGCCAAGATGAAGATGCGCCGCGAGCATATGATCCCGCTGCCAACGCAGGCAGTTGAATTGCTGAAAACCATGCTGCCAATATCTGGAGGGAATCGGTATGTCTTCCCTAACCGGAATGACACCGCTCGCCCGATCGGCATTAATTATGCCGTTGGCGTTCTGGAACTTTGCGGTCTAACCGGCAAGCAATCCCCGCACGGCTTCCGACATATGTTCTCAACCGAGATGAACGGGCGTGAATATAATCGGGACTGGGTTGAGCGCCAACTTGCCCACGGCGACAAAAGCACCATCCGCGACATCTATAACCACGCGAACTACCTGGATCATCGAAGAGCGATGATGCAAGACTGGGCAGATCTGGTTACGAAAGACCAAGAAGGGGCCTAGCGGCCCGACCTCCCCCGGCGTCCTGCCGACCGAACACAATCCCCTCCTTTTTATGCGCCAATCCCCCAGCCTGCGATTCTGCGCAGGTTGACAGATAGGCGAATCAGCAATGATGTCTGGTTGACAAAACCTACGAATCAGCAAGATTGGTTGACAAAGGCTATGTCAACCAAATTTCAATTTCTGTCAGATTTGTCAACCAGCAGCGTGCCTATTCTGTTTTTTCTACATAAAATGAGGGCATGCTAATTTTTTCGACCACGAATGTAGGCGCTGAAACCGTGATTATTCGTTAAGCGCATTTTCACCTAGATTTTGTGCTTTTTGAGGCGAGCCCTGATTTGGCGCCAAGCCATCATAAGACGCCTCGCAAGCCAGCCCCGCTATTCTGGATTTGTCAGCAAGGGCAGCCAAGTCTGCTGCTCGTTTGTCAGCGCGCGTGAGCAAGTCGGATAGCACCATTGCGGCATGATTGGTTGGCGGGCTTCCAGCGGCAGTGGCGGAATGGCCGGCGCAGGCACTTGGTCCGGCTGCCAGTTTTGCGGCTGCGAGCTGCACGCTGCCAGAAGAAACAGTAACGGCAGCAGCATCAGTTTGAGCGACAACGGTAGATTGGATCGCATGGGCTTGGGCCTGTTGATTGGAGTTGATTCGTCGGAGTTCTTCGGCGGCAGCGGCAGTCTCGGCCTTGGTTTTGGCTTCGGCCTGTCTCGCCACTTCTGCGTTCCAAGTCGCTTGCCACTCGGCATCCTTGACGGTCTCGCCGTGGTGATAGGCGCCGTACAGCGCGCCGAAGATCAGCAGGACGGCCAGCAGGAAGCCGCCAGCCTTTAGATAGAGTGAACTCATGCTGCTGCCACTCCCGTCGCAATCGCATCAGCACCATTGCTGCCAGTGAATAGCGCAGCCTCGGCAGCACGACGCCGCGTCAGGCCGCGCATAGGGACTCCGCTTGCCTTGTTCCAAAACTGGAACTGCTCATCGGCGCCGGCGACATCACCGGCATTAGTCAGGCGCAATAGGCTAGAAGGGTTGCCATTCTTTAGCATCAGCAAGCCATCCTTTGCGCCCGCCTTTCCCGGCCCTACGTTGTACAGAAACGATACCAGCGCATCGAACTGGCCCTGTGTGATTTGTGCAGTGACCGAGCTGGAAATGGTTTTTTCGCGTACTGCAAGATCAGTAACTAGCTGCTCGGCGGCCTGATCCTGCGTCCAGCTCAGCCCTGGCACGACTTCTGGCCCGGTATGCCCCCAGCCAATTGTCCATGGCGCGCCGCCGCTGCCGGGATCTGGATACGCCGTCAGCGAGCAACTTTCGAAATGCTTCAGCACCGCGATGCCGTTTTGTGATGTGCGCATACTTTTCTCCGGGCGTAAAAAAACCGCTCAAGGCGGCTGGTGGCGGTCAGGGTATTGCTACTTCGCGGCTTGATTGTCAGGAATCACGGCATCAGCACCGGCATAGGGCTCCAGTGCTTTCTGGCAGTGGTCTTTCTGAAACCAACCGAGAAATCGGCACATCACACAGCCCCAGCGCCGACCAGCGGCCTGAGCCTTTGCCGAGCGCGAGCTGATCGTCTCGCCCGGATCGCCCATAAGTAGCGTGTTGCCGCCCTCGTCCAGCCAGACCAGCAGGTTCAGTGCGAATCGTTTGATTTTACCCATGATCAAGCCCCCGCCGCATGCGCAGACCAGCCAAAGGTCGCTGGCTGAGGCAGCGCTGCAATCAATGCCGTAGCAGTCGGAATGGCAGGGCTTGTCGCCCCCTGCGCCGCACTCATTTGCGTGAAGCACGCCTGCCACACTGCGTCACGCCAAGCAATGGCCGCCTTGGCGTCACTCGCCCATGCCGTCACGCTGCTGCTGATGTACGAAGCGCATGAAGCAAGCGAGTCATAACCGCTGGCCTGCGCCGTTGTATCGAGCCATTGCTGGACCGACACTTTCAGCGCTGCAATAAGCTCAGTCGGCGTCGGCTGAACAGGAACGGGAGCGGGCGGAAATCCGTCTGAAACATCCATGTAGTACTCCCCCTCGATCACGCCATCGGGGCCGTCTATACAGCGCCATCCAGACAGATCTTTTCTAACTGCATAACCACTCATACGTTATCCTCCCACCCCATGCACAGCAGCAACCCGCTGGAAGAATTAGATACCCAGTAAATATTCGTCGACTCAAGCAATAAATCAAACTGAGAAGTAAACGACCCATTGCCAGACACTGTATAAATCGTGACAGGTGGCGGGTTTGTTGCACTTCCCGGAACACCGTATGATCCATTGGGCGCCACAGCCACGTAGTTGTTGCCAGGGTTTGTGATTGTTCCGATTATGCGAGTTGCAGTGGGCGGCACAGCCAAGCCAGCGGACACCGCAGCGTATGTCGGCGTCGCTGGATTTCCAGCTGTGCCAGCTGCCATGGAGAGCAGTGTCGCCACATTAGACCCTGCAGCCACGATATAGCGGACGCTACGCCCACGCTGGTTGATGACCAGCGGATATTTGTTTGCCGTACCGTCAGTTCGAACCCATCCTACTCTGGCTTTGTGCGTGTATCCAGATGGCATCGTTGGTGCGGTCTGGCTTAGCGAGAAAAGCCCAGCCACGGTCGTTCCGTTCCAAATAACCCATACGCTATACCAAGTAGAAGCCGCAAGCGAACCAGTATCAAGACCGTTAGCCCCTGCTGTAGTTAAATTCGGAGACAAACTAACTGCGCGCAAAACTTGATATGTATTAGAAGAACTTTCTACAATAATTTCGTCCGCAACACAGTTCACAACCGAGCTAGCCGCAGTCGTGCTAACTGCTAAGTTTTTCGTACTACCCTGGATACCAATAACGTTACTGGATGGAAGCTGATCAAGCACAACAAAATCAGTTCCGTCATAAACGACATCAGATACTTTCCCGGAAGTAATAACTGCCGAAACCTTGTTGCCGCCCGAGTCGTACTGCTTGAGGTTTTTCGCCCCAGCCCCGGACACATTGAGCGTCGGAGTAGCACCTCCAGCCGCGCTGAACGTCACTTGGAAGCATTGGGCAGCAGCGTATGCAGTGATCGCCGGTACCGGAGTCAGGATGAATGCCGGGGCGGTCCCGGTTGATGTAAATGCGGTCAGGCTTTGGGTCTGGATTTGGCCGGCGTTGACGGCTTGTTGGCCCTGAGTTGCCGGGGCTACTTGTTCGGGTGCGCCAGTGCAAAACAGCAGGACGTACGAGCCAGTACCCACGCTTGCGTTCCAGCAGATAAACGCATCACCAGTGGCGAACATCTCGCCACCCTGCAAGCCAGCGTGCGCCCCGCCGACAAGAGGAACTACGCCGAGACCATCGTTGATGGTGCATGCCGTTGTATTGGTTGTTTTTACCTTTACGCGGAGCAGGACCGATTCACTGCGAGCCGTGAGCGCTGGCGTGAATGCACACACGTACGCATTGGCAACTCCCGTATCGACGGCAAAACTCGGGCTGCCGGATTGCAGCTGGGCAATAGTGGCGGCATGGCTTGGAGCTGTGCCGGGTGCGACCTGGACGGCCCCGCCCAGTGACTCGGTAATGATCCAGGCACCGTTACCGCCGTTTACCCCCGCTTGGACTAGATAGCGCAGCACGGCGATGCCGACGGGCAATTCACCACCTTGCAGTGCTTGCAGGCCCAGGCCGTAGATCGGTTTTGCGGCCAGACCATCCGGCGAGTAAGTAGCCGCCCCCGGGTTTGGATGCGAGATATTGACCCACTGAGCGTAACCGGTGGTAGGTAGCGCGGTAAGTGCAGGAGAGTTAACTGCTGCATAGGCACCGGCGGTGCCGGTATCTGTGAGAATGACGGCCTGTCGATTGACACCGCGAATGGCGGTTGCGAGCTGCGTGAAGTCCGTTTTAGACGGTGTCACGCCTGCAGCACTGAGCACGCCCAGCACCTCGAGCATGAGCATATTCAAGAATTCAGCGGGAACAATGGTCGGTGCCGTACCCGTGGCAGGGTTGCCGTCTGTGAAGAACCCCACAGTACCCAGCGAGGTGCTGGCCGGGAGTAGCGGCGCTACGGACGAGTTATCAATTTGATACATCTAGGGCCTCACGAATAATGGAACTGCAAGATGGTGTGTGCCGGTTTGGCTTCGGATAACTCGCACTCGATAACTTTGTTGCCCCAAGACGACAGTGGCTCGCCGGCAACTGATTGTCCTGCCCGGAAATAGTTGACGGTGTTGAGCTGGGTGTTGATGGACCAGGTGAAGAACCAGTCGGCGCCACCGAGTTGCTGACCGCAGGCGCTTTGCCCGCAGCGGAATGGTGCGTATTGCGTAATGGTCACGGCATAGCCAAGGCCCAGCGCGTACGCGATAAAGAACTGAATCGACTGTCCGCCGGTGTTGGTAAAGCGCGCCACAACCTGGTTGCGCCGCCCCTGGAATGTGGGAGACATGCCGGCGCAGGGATCTGGCAGCCCCAGAGTTGCTTCCCACTCGGTCAAAAAATTGATCGTGGTCGACGGGAACATGTCCGTCAGCAGGCCTAAACCTGCATCGCTCAATCGCTGGAACGTCGGGGCAAAACAGGAAACTGCCTGAGCCTGGACACTCGACATTTCTTTGGGCCAAACGCGACCACGGGGAAGCAAGCCAAGCAGTGCAGACGTGAAATCGGCACTGGAAAACGAATACTTGGACATGGAGACCTCACCCATACGTGATGACGCCCAGAGTCGGCAAATGGCCCAAGGTGTTGGTGATGTTCGCCACCGGGGACGTGATCACGAACCCTTTCGTTGAAGCGATCGCGGAGATTGCCGAATCGATGTCCGACAGCGAGACAAACGATCCGTCAGAGAGCGGTGCGCCCTGCGTCAGTAATACGTCCGTAATTGCAGCGGCAATGGCGGCGCGCGTCGTAGTCGAGGCGCCGGTGAGACCGGTGATCGTGAAATTGGCCGGGGTCGCTATCGGTGCGCAGACATAGGCCATCGCCGTCACGGGCTGCTCGACGAAGATGCTATTGGCGACGGTGAGTTGATCGCCGACCGCCAAGTTCGCGGAGGTGACGCGGTTGTCGCTGGCAGATATGCCGTTCGTTCCTTGCGGGAAGCCCTGGTATGCAGCATTGGCCTCGTCGAACATCACATACATGACGACCGTGCCCGCGCCGAAACTATTCGGCGAACACCAGGCTCTAGTGACGCCGGGCACGGCCAAGGCCCAGGTCTCGTAGTCGTTTTGGGAGCCACCATTGGGCGTGCTCTGGTAAGCCGAGAGCATTCGCGCAAACAGGGAATCGTCCTGCTCCTGGTCCGCGCCACCGGTGATGACCGAGGTCACCGCCCCGCTCGATTGAATCCCCGCAATCGATGACCCTAAGGTCATCAGACTGCCAACCGGCGTATTGCCCGCATCCCCCGCGATGTCTGCCGTCACGGTCACCGCAACGGTTCCGCCCGCTCCAGTGGTGACCGTCGCCTGCACGGTGAACGTGGCCGAATCCGCCCGAACTACCTCAGTGCCAGCATTGATTATCGCCCCAGCGGTTGCAGGGAACGTGACAGCACCGCCAGCCTGACTCGCAGCCTTCGGGTAGACTTTTTTGAGCGCAGCCCAGCCTTGCAAGAACTCGCCGGAGGACGTGAATGGCGTGCCCTGCTTTGCTATCCAATCCAGATATCCATAATTCAGGTGGTCCAAGCCGGCCAGCGCCTTCCCCAAAATCGTCAGGTTGGAAAATCGAAGCAGGCCGTCAGCGGTAGGCAGACCGGACGTAATATCAGCAGCGACCCGCGATCGCAGGTCCGAGAGCGTAGGCCTCGTAAATGGCATGACGGATAAACTCCAGGCAATAAAAAACCCGCACTTGGCGGGTCTTGTTGATCGTTAGGCCGACCTAAGCAGCAGATCGGGCCTTTAGGCGCTGCATTGCTGCAATTGCAAAATCGAACACTTCGGCTTGATTCAAAGCCAGACCATTAGGCGCAATAATCTGCTTTAGAAACTCTGAGATAGACATCACGCATGCATCTACAGGGACCTCCTTGACCTGCCTCTCACCCTTGTAGTCAAAGCTCACGAGCCACCGCTGAAAAGGTTTTGGGTTGGAAAAAGTTTCGACGTCTTCTTCTTTGCCGATCCACTCCCCCTCCAGTACGTATGCGGCCAGATAAGCGCATGCCGCATCCAACTTGTCAGCCGGAATCAGCTCGGTGCGTGGAACATTGAAGCGGGTATGCAGAATCGCGTGAAGCTTGTGCTTGGCCTGGCGTTGAATCCCGACAGGAAGAATTATCACCTTTTGGGCGATAACGCCGTTGATGAGATTGGTACCGCTGACGCCGATGACGTCATCGACCAGGGTCGACATCTTGTTGGAGTGATCCTCGTAGCGGCCATGCTTGCGGATCGTCGGGAGGACTTCGGCAGTGACCCACTTGCGAAAGGCGTGCGCCTGGCTGCCATTTTTGATTGCGTCATCGCAGCGCAGAATCAGGGTATACAGACCTGACTCGTTGATGATGTTTACCACACCCTGACGCCCTAACTTAAAGTTAGACCGTTCATCATCGTCCAATGAATACAGGGCTTTCGTGGTGTTGCTCTGCCCGAGGACTTTGCACGCATCCGCCGCGACAAACCACGGCTCCCCATCGATCGTCACGGCGCGAATGTTATGGCCCCGAAAATCGAACGGGATGACATTCGAAACTGCTGTGCTATTATTCGGCATGACGTTGTTTTCCTCAGAAGATACTTCGTTACCTGAAACCCTGGCCTGCAAGCCGGGGTTTCTTCGTTTCAGGCTCTCGCCTGCTTGATTTGCTGATCTCGCCACTTGAATCCATCCTCTATCAAAAGACTCAGCTCGACATTCAGGCTGTGATGGTGCTTCTTGGCCTCCGCTTTCGCGGCGTCTTTAAGGTCTGGCTGCAACCGCAGGCCAAACGGGTTGATTCCTCTCGTTTTCATACATTCCTCCTTGATGATTTCACGGTGTAACGATAACACGGTGTGTCTACGCGTCAACTGATTTTATAGTTACAGTGTGTAGCTATGAAAAATGAAGAACCAATGCGCAACATCAACCCCTTCGGCCTTCGCATGCAGCCCGAGCTTAAGGCGAAAATTGAAGCTGCTGCTGAGAAGAACCGTCGCTCAATCAACGCGGAGATTCACGCTCGCCTAGAAGAAAGCTTTGCAGACGAGAACAATAAAATCCCAGTTAGTGAGACGGATGCAGCCGTGCAGGTCTTGTCTAGGATGTACCTAGAAACCGTTGATAAGATCAGAGACCTGCTAGGCCAGTCGAGGCTAAGCCCGATGGAGCAACTGGAGCTGCAGCATGAGCAAATGACGGCGAAACACCTCCGTCACGCGACAGCTAGAGCGGTACAGGTCTCCGAAGCTGACTCTGGACGGAAGGCGTCCAGCTCAAAAATAAAGGATTAAATGCCCAACATGAAAGCATCATCATTTCTGTCTGCCCTATTATTAATTTCTTTGCAGGCGACTGCGGCTCCAAGCACGATTGCTACCCGGGCGCAAATAGAGCCAATTGTTATTCAAGCAGAAGAGCTGAACGACAAATGTAGGGACGGAAGAGGCGACGAGCCCGCAACTGAAGTATTTTGCAAAAAAAGAGACATATTGGATCGATCTATAGAGGATTCGGGCTGGTGCTGGGGCGACAGAAGCCTGGTTCAGTCAGAATCCGACAAGCAATGGCAGCTTTGCGTGAGTGTTCCGGGCGAGGCGCCAGAACTGAGGCCGGTACCAAGGTTTGATGTAGCCGCTACCTGCCAGCAGCTAAGCTCGTCGTCTGAAATTGTTCGTAAGAGCTGTTACCAGCAAGAACAAATATCTTATAACAACGTAAAAGCCTTGTGGATGAAAATACCTAAAACGATGCAGGACACTTGCAAGTCATTGGCAGGCACGGCCAGCCAAGGTTCCTATATAGTTTTAAATAGTTGTATCGAGCAGGAGATGAAAGCTCAAGACTCCAATGAAAATTTCAAATTCAAATATTGAATACTAATTCTGACGCCATACCCAGTTGAATTGGAGCGGGATCGCGGTGCCGTCGCTTCGGGAAATATTGACTAAAGCATTCAGCTGGCTTTGACCGGCAATAACCGTGGTTACCTTGACGGCAGCTGCGACGACATCATCGATCAGCCATTGCAGCGCCTCGCCCATGTAGATCTGGGCATTGTTGGCGACATTCACATCCAGGCGCGAGCGATCAAGCAACCACAGGCGCGAGCCAATCGGTACGTCCTCGCCGTCATCGCCCCACCAGCCCCGGCGGTCGTTGCTGCCGTCGGGCGGAACATCGTCGGCATCGGCCAGGCGATCAGTAAATAAGCTGATCAGGACGGCAGTGGCCAAGTCGTCACCGCTGGCCAAAGCCCCGCCACTGATAGACCAGTCACCGGTCCCGGTCTCTACGATCCAGGTTGTGCTGATATCAGTCATTACGCGATCACTACCGGCGGAACTGCCACCACGCACTGCTCAAAGCTCGATGCCTTGGCAGCGATGGCGCTCGCCAGCGCGGACATTTGCGCCACTAGTCCCGTCAGCTGCGCGGTATAGGTGGCGTACGGCTTGACCATCGGGGTCAGGAAGCTCGCAATAAATGAGTTGATCCAAGTGACGATCGCGCCAAGGTTGGCCGAGGGTCCGCTCAGCAGATCAAGCAGCGGGGCTAACAGCGCCAACTGGGCCTCAATGCTCGCGATCATCGTATTGATCGAGGCATACGCATCGTTAGTCAGCGCCTGCAGATCTGCGCAACTGGCGGCGCCGTTGACTTGGTCAGTCAGCGATTGGAAGTAGGAAGTATTAACTGGTTGTGATCCCTGGGGATTCATAAGCACCTCAAACACAATTGGTGGTAATTCCGTCTTGTACCGTGACGACTTGTCCGGTCGGGGTGGAATATGAACCGGTCCAGCCGGTACCGACCTTGACCACCCCACCGATGCCATTGAGGCCGGTAACCTGCAACAACGGCGTATTGAGCTGGACCTTTTCCGAGGCGTTTATCGTCACCACCGTGGCGTTATTGACCGTGACCGGGGTCCCTTGAGCCTCGACCACGATGCCGCCAGATGCGGTGAGATAAATGCTTTTCCCCCACAGGTCGTAGACCATGCTTTCGCCAGCAGCCAAGCCCAAAGGGCGGCTGGCTTGGTGCCCTGTGGCAACCACAACGCCTTTCGAGCGATCACCCGCGAGAAATACCACCAAGACGTCGGAGCCGTTCGGGGGCATTGAGGAAAATCCGAACTCAGCGATGCGTGGCGTGGCGTCGCGTGTTTCCGAGTCATTAAGTTTGATCTGTAGCAATTGCGCCGACTTGCTGTCATCGCTGAAAGTCACTCGACCCCAGCTCGACATCAACTGAACGCGGCGCCACAAACGCTGCATGATGCCTTCTGCGTCTGTCATTAGTGCCCCTGGATAACGTCGCCCCATAGTGGCGTCAGGTTGATTGGCTGAGGGAGGAATGCCGCTGGTGCCATCAGGGTAATTTCAGCCGAAGTTCCCGAGGCGTTGCGCAGAAATGTGACCTCGCTGATCAGCATGCTTGCGGAGTCAAATTTCAATCTTGGCAGCGACACCGGGACAAGCGTGTTCGGCTCCCATAGCGTGCCGGAAGCATCGCGCCAGCTGTCGGTAGTCAGCTTCACGATTCTTGAACGGCCAAACCTGCGGGCTGACTCCCATAATCCACGCTGGACCGCGATTTCGTTACCTAGGCCGCCACCCTCTGAAATAATGACCATCGCCCGATGCCGACTGCAATTCAGATCATGGGTAGAGGTCAACTTGTTTCCTCCGACCCCGGCGTCCATATAAAGCTGGGTTGACTGGATATAAACGTTGTAGTCCGAATAAATCTGGTTCGCGGAATAGTCGATGTAAGCCCGCTGCACATTCGCGCCCTCGGCGAAGCCGCTGGCAGCTGGTTTTACTCCCGCAGTTGTCAGGAACAGGCTGCCATCCGGAAGGTCGTAGGCCACCACCGACGAAAACCGTGCCATGCGGTCAATGATTTCGAAGGCTGACTCGCCGAGCATTAAGTTGGTCTGCGGAATAATCGGCAAGACAGTAAGGTCGGTGGAAACTGCGATCCCTTCGGGTTTGCCATTGATCAGCGGGCCGTAAACAGATGCGAGCCTCTGCGCTACGCCAAGTACAGTTGCGTTGCTAATCTGTCCGCCCGGCCACTCTGCCGCGCAGTCCACCAGGTCAGAGCACTTGGAGCGTCCGGTGATACGGATCGAATGCTCGCTCGGGCCGATGCTGGGGACGAAGTGGTCGACATAGCCGGTGATCACCGGGTCAGCACCCAATCGAATCTGGCACGCCGCCCCTGGCTCGATCACGAGCCGATCCAGTTCTTTCGGGTACAACTCGGTCATGCCAACGCTGAAATCACTGGGTAGACGCTCAATGCCGCGCGTTACACGAATGTCCGTCCAGCCGGTCACGACCTGGTCCCCGGAGGTCAGGTAAAGTTCATCGTTGTTCACAGGGCTTCCTTACGTGGCCAAAGCCCTAAATGTAATCGGCATAAACGCCGGATGAATCGGACTGGCCTGCTGAATCAGCTCATCTGATCGCGACGGATCCTGGTACAGCCTGTTGGCCAGGACCAGCGCCGGTAACGCAGCCTTGAAAGAGAATGTTTCCAGGCTGGGAAGCGTAGCGCCGGTGGTAGTCAGCGCAGTAACAACCGCCTGGCGCAGCGCGATCAAGGCGTTGTAGCTTTCGTCATCCCCACCGTCGCCCGCCAATAAGATCTCGGCATCAAGGAATCCGGTCACCGTATTCATGGTGGCTATGGCCTCATCGTAGGACTGAGGAACGTACGTCGCGACAACCTGGCCAATCGATGCTAGGGCGGCCCGACGAAGCAATGCGGCGGTAGCATCTTGTGCCGTGGCTCTGGCAACACCAATGGTGCCGCTGCCGTTGAAAGCAGTCGGGGCGTAACTGGCCAGCGGCCCGAGTAGTGCAATGGCATTGCCAGGATCAGCAATGCCCGCGACCAGTGCACCCATCACACCCTGCACCGCGTCGGTAAAGGTCTGACTGCTGCTTGCATCAAGATTTTCAGCGGCGTTGACCAGAGCATCCATCGCAACATCCACGGCTGCCCGATTTGCAGTGTTCTTAGTGATCAGATCAGCCATGGTTGCGCTGCTGTTCTTGGCCTTTTTGCTGGCAATCAAAGCGCTGCTGACGTTGCCATTGGCATAGCGCCCGAAATCGCCAGTCAACAAGCTACCCAGACTGGTGATGCTGCGCACGTCGTGGGTTATACGTCCGACCAATACCTTGAAGTCGGCGATCACGCCCATCACCATCCCTACGATGGCTTTGCCAAATTTGATCACGCCCTCAACCGCGTTGATCACGGCTGTGACGCCACCAATCACTTTGCGAGCGAAGTCCAGCACCGACGATAGACCCAGCGCGGCGGCCAGCTTATCCAGCAGGCTGCCCGTAGACGTGGTGATAGTAGGAAAATACCGGTCGCCAGACTCGATAAACGTAAAGCTGATCTCAAAGTAACGGCCCATGTCCCAGCGTTCGGTCACACTCAAGCCTTGGTCTGGGACGCTGACCTTTAAAGCCCCAAGTGTCGGGTGCATCAGCGCACCAGGACCGGGCCGCTCAGCTGCCCCGACCAGCGCATCACGCTGAGCCAGGACGTTGCCGCCACCATAGATAATGCTGTCTGTTACTAGAAAGCCCGTCATCCGGATGCGGCGTGTCGATCGCCCCATGTCTTCAACGTAGGGTTTATCGCGGCCAGGGTATTCGTGCAACGCCCCACGGCGACCGAAACGAGCCTCTCCGCCATAGACCGCAAACGGTACGCCTCGAAAGGAGGCCTTATGCAGGCTTTCGGTCCAGGTCTTGTTTGAGTCCAGCGCGATCTGGACGATATCAGACAAAATACTCATGCGATTGATCCCACGCCCGAATAAGCGATACGGCTGGATGCCTGGACGTTGCCCTCGGTTTTCACGTTGACTTTCGTGCCTTCTGGCATGTTTTTATGTTCGATTTCAACCTTCACTGTTCCGCCCGCGCCGCCAGCGCCAGTAGTGCCGTCGGGGGACGCAGGCTTGGCATACGGCCCGAGGGGAGCGGCCGAAAGCGGTGGAAGATCGAGTTGATTTGCGAGCGAGCCGCGGAAGATCGCCTCGCGGGTCTTAACCTCTTCCTCGAGCCCTGGCCTCAACCATTTGCGCGAAGCTACTTCGCCCGAAGACTCTGCGTCTGTAGTTCCTCTCAATAACTTGCCTGCAGGCGACTCCTTGCCCTGAGTCAGTTCATAGTTGGCAAACTCGTATTGCTTCATCCGATCAGCGCGATCGTCAGTGATCTTGAAGCCAGCCCAGTTTTCAAAATCCTTTTGTCGATCAGCATGCAGCTGAAAGATACCTCTGGCCCGACCAAAATCGCCAAGGGCTTTGGGGTCAAGGTTACTTTCGGCAATACCGTTTCCGACAATGCCGGCCGCCTGCTGCTTGGTCCACCCTTGCGCCTTGAAATAATCCATGGCGAAGGTCGACGCATCCTTATCGACGCCTTGCAATTTCTTCCAGGCGCCAGAGACAGCGTTTTCGTGAGATGCCTGATCAGGCGTTTGCGGCACTGCCGGCGGCAACCCTTGAGACTGCCGGATGCGCGCAACTTCTTTGTCCTCGCCGTCGTTCAGCGTAGGGGAATAAAGCATCGCGCCTATACCCGTCCCGACTGCGGCCGTACCGGCGCCAATCCAGCCGAGCAAACCTCGACTCGCTGCAGCGCCTGCGGCAGCTTCGGTCGCAGCGCCCGCTTCTGCGGCAGCAACCTTCCAGCCACTCAGCAGGCCAGTGAAAGCGACAATCCCAATCCCGGCGCGAGTAAGGTTGAGTCCTAATGAAAGAACGCTGCCAATCAGGCCGATGTTCATCGCTGCTACTACTAGGATTGCTGCGTTCTCCCATCCGCCGAGCCACTCAACAACCTTGCCGATACCTTCGCCAAATTTGACAATTCCATCGCCTACGCCCTTCCAGTCAATACTATTGATCCACTTGGCAAAGCCTTTGGCCCACTCGCCAATGTCGGTTGCTATCAACTCCCTGTTGGTCGCCAGCCACACGCTGAACTGGTCGATTAACGGCTGCATGACAGGAATAAGCTTGTCGCCAATGGAGTTTTTCACACCATCAACTGCAATACCTAAGCCGGCAAGACTCTGTGAAAACTCTTTGCCGCGCTTCACGGCGTCATCGCCCATCACGTAACCCAGGCGCCTGACCATCCCTTCGTATCGCTCAATCCCCGCAGCACCGTCCCGCAGGAATGGCAGCATCGCCCCCATCCCAAGACTATTGGCAATCAGCTTTTGAACCTGCGGATTGGTTTCCTTGGCAATAGCGTTGGCCACCGCCTTGTACTCGCCAACAACATCGTTCGCGCCATCCTTGGTTTTTTTCAGGCCGATTCCGAGCTTGTTCAGCATCATCAGCGCGCCTTGGTTACGGCCCCACTGAGCATCCTGCATGGTGGTAGCCAAACCATCGAGACTGGCGGTTGTGGTCGAGGCGTCGATGCCGACCATTTTCGCGGCGCCCTGGAAGCCTTGCAGTTGCCCGGCAGAGACACCTATACCCCGCGAGCTGTTGTCGATAGAGCGCCCGAGACTGGCCCAGTTACTGGCCAGAGCAGCAATACCGGCTACCGAGCCGATACCCGTAATGGCAGCCATTGGAGCAACGATATTGCCGATGCTCCGCGCCGCACTACCGGCCTCACGCCCAATATTTCCAAGGTTCTTGCCGATCTTTTCAAAACCAAGTTCGCTTCCGAGACCCTTGAAAGACTTACCGATCTCCTCGAAAGGCCGAGTCAGACGGCTGATGGAGTCATTTACCTTGCGCACGGTCGCAGTGGCTTTATCAACCGCACTAATCGTGATCTTTAAATCAGCCACTACTGTCACCCCTTCATGCGTTTGGCCTGGTCATTCCACCAACTCAACTCACTCAACCCTATGGACCACGCTTCGCGCGGACCCCAACCGTAATACTTGGTCAGTTCGGCAATCAGCTCTGGCCATCCGCCGCCGTCGACGGGCCAGCGTCGGTAAAAGACTGAAGAAATTTATCTGCCGCCATCAGATCTCGCCGGCTGATTTTTTCGATGGCGCCCCGAGGGATTTTGGTGATCAGGCTGATCAAGGTGATTGCTGTGCCGACGTTAGTATCGGCGCGACTGGCTTTTTCGATCTCGCCCGCAGTGGGCTCACGCAGTTTGAGCTCCGCGTAAGTGATGGCTGTGTCGCCGGTGCCGATGATTACCGGCTTGCTCAGGGTGATGGTGATTTCGTCTTCAAACATAAATTAACTCTCCGTGACGGATGCGCTTTCCCACTTCATTTCGATAGTGGCGTCGGCGGCTTTGGATTCGGGTTGTTCGGTAGTCCACATGGCGCTACCAATGACGGTTTTACCGTTGGCCAGTTCGGCAACGACAGTGACGTTGCTCATGGCGTTAAGGTCGGACAGGCTCAGGTTCGACGAGTCGCGAAGTGTTGCTGATATGAAGCCCTGCTCGGGTTTTTCGCTGTAACCATGTACGCCATCCATGCCCTTCAACGTTTCCCGAGACACACCGGAAACCTTGTAGGAAAAATCACCTACCAGCATGTAGGTAACGCCATCGACGGACATATAAGCGGTGCCAGCAAGACGGTTAGTCGTATCAGCCATGTTTTTCTCCAGGCGAAAAAAAACCGCTCAATGGCGGCCGTTGACGATGAGCCTGGATTACAGGCGGAATTGTTCGAGCAGCGCAAAAATGCGCAATTGGTTAATCAGCGTGGCCGGCGAGAGAACATCGACCCGGTTCGGATTGAGGCTGTTCTTTTCGACAATCAAGGCTTTGGCGAAGGCTGCCGAATCCTGGACGTATCCATTGAATTCAAACGTGATGTACTGAGCAATCAGGTCGGCACGGATAATATTCGGCGTGACGATTGCGCTGCCCGGAGCGAAGCGAGTGCCGTTGGCTGCCAGCTTGACCCGTGCGTATTTTGAGGTCACCAGGGATTTTTGCGCGCGCAACACGAACATCAACAGAAACAGCGTTTCGACCTGCAGATAACTGTCATCAGGGGAGCCGAAACTGTTTTTCTGGTAGGTCGTAATCATGTTTTCAATCGCCACGGTGCCGTCGTTGGCCACCGTGAAGGTCGAAATTCCATCCCAGAGCAAGGTGTTGCGCTCGCCTACGTCAAACTGTGAAATAAGCGGTGGAGCGAGCACGCCGCTCAAAACCAAGGTTTGCAATGGTCGGCCAGGGTCGGCACGCAATGCCACGGCTGCGGTTCCAGCAGAAGCGGCAGCCCAGGCCCATGGTGGAGACGGAGAGTCGTAAACTCCCAAAATGGTTTCGTGCTGGTTATTCCGCAGATTGCCCGCCGTCGCCAAAGTCGACAGAGTGCCGCGCAGCGACGAGAACACGTGACCGTAGATCTGGGAGATATAACCCCACCGGCCAGTCTTGTCGTTGAGCAACGCTTTCAGCGAATCCAGCGAGGCGGTATCGGTGTACGGACTGACAATGAAGTCGAACACCTGGTCAGCCAAGTTGCTGAGCGCAGTGTCCAGCACCGGGTTAGTTGCGCCGGCGGTCATCGCAGTAATCGTCAGTGTCAAACCGGCCGGGATCACCTGGCCATTCACCGTGCCAAGGTAGTTCAACCGGATATCGATGTCGTTGCCGGTCATGCCTTTGTTCTTGGCGGTGAGCGTCACTGTCGCCGTTGTCGCGGCTGCGGTGACCGGCAAGTCTGGCGTGGCATTGACGAGCGCGGCCAAGGCAGTCGCGATAGCAGCGGGAGCCTCAGCGGCTGTCACGACCAAGCTGACAAGCTGGCCTGCGATGTACAGCGAAATAACGCCGGTAGCAGTGGGCAGCCCGCCGATAAGTAATGTGCCAGTAGCCGCAACTCCGCCCGAAGCATCTGCCAGGGGCAGAAACCAGACCTCGCCGAAACTGTCATTAGCAACATAGGCCGCAACCTCCAGCGCAAGCATGGAGCCCTGACCGCCTTTGGCTTGAGCATCGGTGACACCCTGCCCGAGCACAGGCACATTGACCGCGCCGTTACCGGCTGCCGTAATCTGGCCGATGATCAACGTTTTCTGAGTCTGCGCCCCGCTGTTGGCCTGAGAGTTGTCGACCTCCGCATAGAAGAGCGGAACCCGGATATTCGTCGGGATGTTATTGAATGGAACGGTCACTGGCTGTCGCTCCCATCAGTTGAGGTGGTTTTCGTGACGCGCGAATCGAGCGCAATCGCGACGGATGCAGGGGTTGTGGGAGGGGTCAGCGTTGCATCGCCGCAACCCAGGCGCCGAATCCAGTAAAAAGCGCTGTCGGGAACCTCGCGGCCTTCGGCGGGCAAGAAGTCTTGCTTCACGGGGTCGCGAACCTGCAACCCCGGAGAGGGATAGACGTACATGAGTGCTCCTATTACATGAGGTCGATATCAAGCCCACCTTCAGTGCGGCCATCTGGGCCGGCTGAGCGTGGTGCTGGATTGACAGCTAGTGGAAATGGCGGGTTGTCGTAGGTGCCCGATACATCGACGACGTTGGTGAGGTCGTTGGAGATATGAACGCTCTCAAGCGGAGCAATTGGCTGTATCGCAGCCGTTTCTGCTACCGGATCAAGCGTCGGGCCGGGAATCTCTTCCTCGAGCGGATAGAAATCTTCGGGGCCCTGATAAAACTCCATGCCGATATCCATGACCAGTTCGGCCAGCTCGGAATCGCCTTCGCCGCTCTCGCGGATTTCAGATCGAACGAACGGATACTGCTGCAGCCTTTTCATCAGCGGAGGGAAGTTGATGAGCGCCATTTTTATCTGCTGCTGCATGACCTCAAGCTCGACCAGCGCGGCAGCCGCCCCGCCGTTCTTTAGCAAATTCCTCACCTCAACGCGAGCGCTGACCCGAATGGTTGCTGTGACGGTGAACTGTGGAGCGCCCGCATCGCCAAGCGACTGCATATCCTCGCTCGGCGAATGCAGGTACAGAATCGGGTAGCTACCATCCCAAGTGGCCCAAGTTCTCGCCAAAAACACATTGTTTCCGGCGATGGTTTTACCCTTGAGCCCCTCCGCAGAGAGCAGCCGTAAATCTGAGGTAGTTGTCATTACATTTTCCCCAACATCAGCTTTGCCCAGCCATGACTGTCGGAGCGCACCTCTTTGATGAGGTACATATTCCCCGTACTTGGGATAAACACCTGATCATCGGGAATTGGCGCAACCGGGAAGATGGAAATGCGAACACCCAGCACGGGCTGGACGGTGTTCGCGTCAACCATGGTGTCAGCCAGATGAATGTCTCGATAAGCAGCATCAAAGACACCATCGATTGCGTATGGCAGGCCGCCGTCGGGATAAAACATGATTGGTCCGTCGGCCTGCACCCCTTCGCCGAAGACAGCAGCAAGTGGCCCGAGGACCGCCTTATCCCAGTCGATAGCCACGCTTATTTCAGCACTGCGGACATCAGAACTTCAGGGCGAGTGCAGATGTGCAGCGGGTAGCTGTACGCCTCGACCTTCCACCACATTTTCCGCTGAGTATCGAAAATCGGCAGGATGTAGATCGGCTTGCCTGGGGTGTTGACCCATTCGAAGGTTTCGCCTGGCGCGTAAGCTACCTTGAAGATGCCAGGAGCACCTTTCGGGAAGAACTTCGCCTCGTTCGTCCCTACGCTGATGGTGCTGGCATCATCTGAGCCGCGATAGTTGAACCAGTTGATGCCACCAAAACGCATGGCTTGGAACGCATTGCCTTGGCGCAACTCGGCAGCAGCAGCCCAGTTGTAATAGGTGCGCGTCACGTCCGGGTGGTTGGTGAGCTCATCCCAGAACGCATCGCCAGCCAACGCAAACACTTCAGTGCTCGGCAGGAACGCGCCTTGCGATTTGCGCGCCATGGTACGGACGATGTTGTTGCACAGAGGACGTATCGAGTTTGGTTTGGTAGCCGAGCCGTCAGCGTTCAGGGTCAAATCAAAGACAATGTCGGCTGGCTTGGTGATGCCGAACTCCTGGAACCAATCGAACTTGATTTCACCATCAGCGTCGAGGCACTGACCCTGAATGGCAGCGAGGCGCTGAAATTCCCAGGTGTATTCGATGTTGCTGGTCAGGCCGGTAGGGCCCATGACCCGGCGAGCGACTTCGGTTTCGACCTGCATCAGCTCAGACTCAGTGCCGAACGCACGAATGTTCTGGATTTCCTGAGCAGTGATGGTGTCGGAGTGCATCAGCCGCGGCACATCGAAATAACGCGCTTTACGTTTTTCGGTGACGCGCTGGGTGCCTTCTTCGCCTCGGTCAGAGAACGGGATCAACACCAGCTTGCCTTGACGCTCCTCGATCGCCAGCGCAGTGGTGCGAATTGGATCAGGCTCGAACAAATTAAGATCGCCGACGCCGGTAGGCTGGAACGGAAATTTGTCGATGGCGGTGGTCAGGGCAATTGAGGAAAAGATGTCCTGATGGAAAACGTCTAACGAGGCCATGTATACGACTCCTAAAAATAAAAAACCCGCCGAGGCGGGTCGTTTTTTCAAGCGGGACTTATCGGGCGAGAATGCCGACGAGCTTGAGGGCGGCCAGAGCCGTATCTTGTTGATGGATGTTCAGACTGGAGTCCCATACCAACTCTCCATGATTCACCTCGGCAGACCGAACAACGGCCGCTGAAGTAGCAGGCCGGATAGTCGCATCAGCCATATCTCGTAAAATGGCGTATGCGATCGGTGTTGGGGTGGTGGCCGTCAAAGGCATCCAACCGCCGCCTGTAAACGCAATCGTCACGACGAACGTATCGTTTGCGGCAAAAGGAGTTGCGCCAGCGGTGATGGCGAACTCAAGGCCGCCACCACCGAAGGCAATACCGACCTGGCCAACACCCACTGCGACGCCAGCAGGATTGCTAACGGCGAAGTTGGTAGCGTCAGTGAAGTGCAGCGCGTACGCGCCAGCAAAAGCAGGTGGTTGGGCGGTGATAGAGCCAACGGGGCCGTTACCGACGTTGGTACCACCTGCTACAGCCACGGCGGTGTACGTCAGCGGAACGTCAGCGATGATCAACCCTGGCAATAAGCGCCCGAGACCGGCGGCGAACTGCACTTGGTCGATAGACTGGTGACCGTTAGCCAAGGAAATGAGAAAGCCGGCGTTGTGGTACTGCTCGACCAGCGGGGTTTGCGGAACATAAGTCATGAAAGGTTTCCTCTGTGATTATTTTCCGCGAGCCTTGGACATGGCGCGGTCCCAGCGACCAGCGATGGCCACGTCACGCGACGGAGCTTCATCACCACCAGCACCAAGCCGTGGATTGTTAGCAGATCGACCTGCGTTCGCATTGCCACCGGCGGGCGTATCGCGCAACACGTCCATCGCCTGCTGGCGAGTCATCGAGGTGTTGAATGCGAGGTTTGCTGCCAGAACCGGGTTATGTGCGGCATGGCGGGAGCCGAAGATTGCGGCGCAGCGGGCGCGCTCACGACGGCGAGCTGAGGCGGAAGCACTTTTGCCGTGCATCTCATCTTCATCATCCTCAGCGTCCGGATCATCGTCATCTGCCGAAGCGCCCTTGGCTCGACCCGACTTTTTGCCTTTGTCCTTGTCGGCATCGTCGTCCTTGTCATCGTCCTTATCGAGATCGTCACCGCCCTCAGCTTTTGTGCCTTTGGCTGACTTATCGTCTTTGTCCTGGTCATCGTCCTTGGTTTTGTCATCGTCCTGATCGCCACCCGCACGGGCGGCTTTTTTGTCATCGTCACCATCATCATCGACGGCGGCTTTTTTGCCTTTCATTGATCCGATACCGGCCAAATGCGCGAACGAAAGCGCGCTCGCCACGCGGGAAAGTGTGGACATTGAAAACCTCAATTTTTAAGTGAAGTGGAGTACTTCAACCCAGCTCGGCGAGCAGGGAACGAAACGCTTCGTCTGGCGACATTACGGCGTCAGCAAAGCCAATCTCGACGCCGTCGGCGCCAAGGAAAGTGGTGGCCTGTGTATCCCGCACAGCCTTGACTGACAAACCGCGGTTACGCGCAACCGTCTTGACGAACAGCTCGCCCATGGCGTCAACGTCGGACTGGTACCGGGACATCGCTTCTTTGGATAACGGCTGAGAGTCGGAGCCATCCGCCTTGCGATCGCCGTAATGAATCAATGTCACGTTGACCCCGGCGGCGCCCAGTGCCTTGGACATGTCGACGTGCATGCAGATCACGCCGACACTGCCCGTGCCACCCGTGCGCGGGACCAGGATTCGATCACACGCACTGGCCAACGCGTAAGCCGCTGAATAGGCCGACTCGGTGAGAATGGCCCAGATAGGTTTCGAGCCTCGAGCGCGATAGATGTCATCGGCCAAATCGAAACATCCCGCGACTTCACCGCCAGGGCTGTCGATATCAAGCGCAATGCCTCGGACATCCTCGTCGGCCATGGCCATGCTCAGGCACGCCCGCAAACCGTCATATCCAGTCATGCCACTGTATGGCCGGAGCGTGCCAAGTTTTTGCACCAAGGTCCCTGTCACCGGAATAACTGCAATACCGGCGACGACTTCGTAAGCCCTGACCTGCGCGGGCTCGCCGATATCGCCATCCCATCCATCTAGTGCGACTGATCGTCCATCGGCATGAAAGAGTCGCGCTAAACCGAAGCGGTCAGCCAAGGCTGCCATGACGATTTCAGCTTTTTGCGGAGTGATCGCGAGCGGCACGTTGAACAGCTTTTGTGCGAGGTGCGGATAATTTGTCATTGAGCGCTCTGCGTTTCTTCGGGGGTCGAAGCGTTCGTTGCGTTTGTACCGAACCAGTTCGGTGGCGGCAGACCCGCCTCTTTGAACGCAGCAGCCTCGGCAGCCCGTTGCTGGATGACTTCCTCGTAGTCGAGGCCTTGTTCGGCGCATTCACGCTTAAGCGTGGACAGTCCTGCGTCCATGCCAAGGATCGCACCTTGTTTCTCTTTCACCGGATCGACCCAGCCACGTGCGACACCCAGCCAATCGCAACGCGAATACGCGGTACGGGCTTCCATGAAGTCAGGGGCGCCGTTGGGTAGCGGTAGATCATTGCGCTCCATCGCCTCGCGCAACCAACACGCATAGACCGGTGTGGCGGAACCGATTTTGAATTCGGTATTACGCCGTGTAAGGGTCTTCCAGCTTTCGAGCAGGGCGGCACGCGCACTTGAGTAGTTTGTTTTTGACCAATCCTGCGTTATCTGCTCGGCGGAAATACCCGCCGCCGCGGCGAACGTGCGCGACATTTCTGCCGCAAATTCTCCGAAGCCGTTATGTGGATGCGCAGCGCCTACGGAAGTGATCGACTCACCTGGTGCGAGCGTTGGAATTCGAGCGCCGGACAGCATCGCCGGGCGTTCTTCATGCCAGTCCGCGCGCATTCCCTGATAGGCCGAGAGTTCATCGGTGTTATCCAACGCTTCCGCAACTTGCGCTGGATCGTACGGGCTCGTTACATAAGTGCCGAAGGTTGCAGCAATCGTCGCCGCTTGCAGTTCAACGCCGTAGTAACGCGCCAGCATCTTGAAGCGCGCCAGCACCGGGGTGAAAACGCCAACACCTCGATTCTGTCCGGCTCGATCACGCTCAAAATCGTGAATTACTCGATGCCAACCATCGTCGTCCTCGCGGACCACTCGCTCCCAATCCATGCTTTCGACCGAGTTGTACCAGTCGTTTTGGTGGGCTTTCCTGATGTGGTAGGCAGTGGGCACGCCGTATTCGTCAATTTCGACGCCTCCGCGCATGTATTTGCTGTCAACCATTTGAAACGGGTTCGACAGCCTGTCCGGGTCCACCACCATGAACGCGGTTGCGTAGGAAGCTTTCCCGTAACCAACTCGCTCCGGCATCCAGTACGAAACAATCAGCGAATCGCCATCGATGAGCTTGTGCCGGAGAGCTAGCCGGAGTTGCTGGGAAATCGTCAGCTGTCGCGATACATCGCCATAACGACCGATATCGTCTGCGTATCCGCGCCAAAGCGCCTCAGCGGCGCGGCGATATTCCTCTGCCCACACCGAATCAAACTTTTTATTACCGGTCAGCGCGGCAAGCGCACGATAGTCAGGGTTCGCTGATAAGCGCAGGGACGCGCCAACGGTGTTGTCGAGAATTCGGGTGATGCCGCCGGCTGCCAAGCCATCGTTTCGTACCAGGTCACGGTGGCGAGCCACCATCCGGTCACGGAACTGGTTGATTTCAGCGTCAGGCGATCTGATCCATGGGAGCCAGTTGCCCATCTCCTGAGTAGCCCAACTGGCTGCCTCATAAGGGAAAACCGACTGACCAGCCATACCCTCGGTCAAAGTTGTGGCATTACCCTTTGCCTTGGGCGGCATAGGAGTCAGCGGTTGCCCGCGAGAGTCAACAATCACCGTTTCCATTGTCATCAGAACACCGGCCGTATCGCACGGCGCCGACGCATGCCCAGGGCATATTGCAGCGCGAGAATGTGAGACTGCAGCGCACCGAGGTCGGCACGGGTATAGGTCACAGACTTGGAACCGTCGCCCTGCGTATAGCTGAACGACTCACCTTTGGCGCCGGTACTGAGTTCATGCAGGGCCGTCTGCGCTTCAGCAAGCCATTGCTGCAAAGTGGCAGGTGGAACGCCGCTGAGATTGTTGAGGCGCGGTGTGAACATGAGCTTCTCCTACGCCATTCGTGAAATCGACGACTTGCGGGACGATGGTTTTTCAGGTGCGGCGTGCTGCACAGCCACAGTTGTGATTTCATGCGACTCGTTCGGTAACACTTGAAGGGGGGTGCCGATGAGGGCATTCACTTCGTCTGCTCGTTTATTCAACTTCAGTCCGAGGTGCAGCAGTCCGCAAAGCGCGGCATAGGCATAAACGCGGCAATCGAGCGCCTCGTTAGCGCGTCCGGGTGGTAATTCCCACACCCGATAATGCTGACCGCCTGACGTCTTGCGTACAGAGCGTTCCGACGTCAGTTGCGCGAAGTAGTTGATATCGCGGTCAACCGGGAAGTGCATATAGCCCGGTCCTTTTTCGGTCAGGTGCAGACGTGATCGAACCGAGTCCTTCGCAGCGTTCACACCAATAATTACGGGGCGAAAAGACGATTTATTCCGCTTGCTAGGGGTTTTCGTCGGCCAAACCGGGGAGCGCTTACCACCCACTGCCGATTCACCTTTGATAGCCCAAATACGCCGTCCGATGCGAGCCTTAGCAAAGTCATAAACCTTCTGAGCGTGGTTGCCACCGGAGTCATGACACACCGCCATAGCTTCAAAGCCGCGCCCGTCTGCCCGGTACCAGATCCGCTTCAAAAAAGCGTCAAGCCGATTCCAGATATCGGGCGTTTCCATATCGCCCGAGATGATTTCAAAATCGATAGACCAGCTTTCCTCGTTCGTGCCCCAGCCGACGACTTCACATTCGAAGCGATCGCCCTGGGTGTCGACGCCCGCGGTGATCACTGCAACGCCATCCGGTACTTCTACAGCCCAGTTTTCGCAACGAGCAGCCAGTCGAGATTCCGCAAGCGCGTTTTCACCGCGGTCCTCGTAATCTTCGCCCAGCACCAGGTTGATGAATGTCTGGCGAGCAAGTGGATCGTCCTTAACCCGAAGCCACTCGGTGACCAGATTCACCCAGGACGCATTGGGGAACAGGCTATAGGCCGCCCAGATATGAAACCCGGCATGACCTAAAAATGGCTTACCAGCGATCCATTCGCCTGCTGCGACCATTTCAGGCTTGTCGATATCACGAATGACACAGCCATTGACCCGGCACACGTAGAACACCGTGTCCGGCTGCCCGACACCTGCCTCGTCCGAATCCCATTTGAATCCGTACGGGGTATCTGGACCGCCCCATTCCAGAACCTGTTTTCCACCACAGTGGGGACACGGCACATGAAACTGGCGTTGGTCGCTTTCGCTCCAGCTGCGATCAATGCGGCTTGAGCCTTTGACGGTCGGGGTGCTTCCGATAACAACCTTTCGGTTCCAGAACGTCTCGCCACGCTTGGTGCCCAGGGCGATCTGGTCACCCTCTGAGCCGGCACCGCCGACGGGATAACCATTGACCTCATCGAACAAGATGATCCGCGAAGTGATACGTCGAAAACCGCCAGGTGAGTTCGCACCCACCAGCGACAGACTGGCACCGTTCAGAAACGTCTTTTTAAGGATGGTCTGGTTGCTGTCCTTCGCCTTGCCATCGCCTGTCAGTTCACACAGAACAGGGGTGTCGCGCAGCATCGGGGCAATTTCGGTCTTACTGTAATCCTCAGCATCCTCGACCCGGGGCTGGACCATCAGAATCGGCGACGGATCCTGATGGATGTAATAGCCCACAACGTGGTCAAGGATCTTGGTGTACCCAACGCGCGCCGATTTCTTCACCGTTACAGTGGAGACTGAAGGGTCGGAGATCGCATCCATGATGCCGATCTGGTAAGGAAAAGCTCGGAACCGCCCGGTCTGGGCGCTCGTTTCTTTCGACAAAACCGCATAACGCTCTGCCCACTCGCTCAACGTCAGTTTTGGCGGAGGCTGAATGTTTTTCAGTCGGGCGATGCGTAATTCGCGTGCGAGAGACTCCAGGCCACTGGCATATCTGCTAGTCGCCTCCATCGCTGATTAATTCCTCAAGGGCATCCGTGATTAGCCCCTGCAGCGCGTCTTGCACTTCGGTCACGGTTTTCAGCCGGTGGATGCGCGGGGCTTGTTCGGCCGGGATTGCCAATAGGCGCGTGCGCACCCTGGAATATTCTTTGCCTACGGCAGTGGCCACGTCGGAGACGAGCACAACGGCGCCGGACTTTTGGTCGTACTCAAGCTGGCTAAGCAATGCCAGGTAGTTTTCCTTTACCCGCTTCGCCTCTTCGAGCGACATGCCGGCACCGACCGCCGTCAAGATTCTTGTCGCCGCTTGCTCGGTAGTTTCCCCATCGAGTACGTGGGGTAACGCGACAGCCTCAGCGTTACCCTTGGAGTTACCCTTCAAGCCAGCCGAGCGATATTTTTGGAGGTACGCGTTGGACGCCTCGACGTCGACGCCGCCATCACCCAAAACAAGTTTTCCCTCTTGTTTCCATTGGGTTACGGTTTTTTTGCTGACGCCACGAAGGCGTGCGTACTCCGCTTGGGAAACGATCGTCATGCGTTACCCTCGTTACCCAAATTTCAAAAGTTTTTAGCTAGTGACGCAGCAAACTGTGCAATGCCCTCGATGCCAGAAGGGCGGGGAGGGACCCGCTGAGGGGGGGGGTGTCCACCCTGACGGACGGTCGCCCTGCCCTCGCCCGCGCCACGCTGGGGCAGACGCAGGCCTCAGCCCTGCCCGACCAGCACCTGCACGGCACGCGCCACGTCAGCGCCTGTCAGCCCGCAGTAGTTGTTCGTCAGCACCACCAGGTGCGCAACCTCAAGCAACTGCTGAATCTGGTCATCGATGACGACGTGATTCGGATTGTCATGCTCAGCAAGCCAGCGGCGAATCTCATCGGACCGCATCGGACCATCTGCATCCGTGCGCCAGTCCTGATGGAATTGCCCAGTGAATCCACGCCGGGTAAAGATCGCTCGTACATCACGATTAATTCGCCACATGCTTGAAACCACAACGTCAGCGCCCGTGCATGCACACAGATCGTTGAGGTGTCGCATTGCAACTGGATCAATCGCCCGTACTGGACGACGTATCAGACTACGGAAAAGCGGACGACCATCGATGGTCCATCCGGCGCCCTTGCGGGTGCAGATCACACCATCGATGTCGAGGAAGATGATCATCGCTGCATCCCACTATTTGGCAGTGGCCAGCGCCCTGCTCATCGCCGTCTCGAACGCGGACTTGAATTTGCTATTAACGATGGCCTGCGCCCGACTGCGATAATTGAGTCGCTTGTTGACTGCGAGCGCCTCGCCGAACCTGATCAGCAACTTGAGGCGACCTGGCTGCGCGGCTGTTGCTGCTTTGCCGCGCCTTGCCTTCTGCCCATCCTTCGGTGGTATCCGCTGCCACACGCCATTGATCGTTCCGGACTTCGATTTGACCGGGCCAATGAAGATGTCCTTGCGTGCCCGTAGTTTCTCTAGGACGTGGCGTGGCAATTGCCCGAAGCTGTCGAGCTTGATGTCCTTGGGGTTCAGCAGCTTCTGGCCCGGCAGCACATGCACGCCGCCATCCTCATACGGCTGCAAGTACTTCGCGGCGATGGGCTTAACGAAGACGGTAGCGGTCAATGTCCTTTTGGTTGCGCCCCGCATGCCGACTGAGCGTTGGGTGAACAGCCTGGGCTTTTTGAAAGTCGCCTTGATGTTCGCGATCTCTTCCGCTTGGACTTCCTTGGCGATCTCGGTCAGTGCCAGCGCCGTAGCGAATGCAATCTGCTTATTGGCCAGCGCCGAGAGCTTTTTGCTCAGATCTTTGACATTGGCGCGAACAGAGATGTCGATCGGACTGGCCATGGCATCACTCCTTCGAGTCGGCTTCCTTGCTCAACTCTTCAAATGCAGCCTTGACTGCCTGACCGCAGAGCCTAGCCTGGTCAGTCATCTGACTGCCGATCAGTCGAGTATCACCACACCGAAGCAGAAGCAGTTCTGATAGTGCTCGCTGTTCGGCGGTTAGCTGAAAGCAGATTGCCTCACCAGCCAACAATTCAATCCCGTCGGTTAGTTTCTTCGTGTTGTTAGGGTTCGCCATTACAGATCCTCAACTATTCGATTGTGCATTCCGGCCAGATACACCGAGCAAATGCCAGCGCACCCACATGATCGAGCGCTTCTTCAAGCAGAATCATCGGGAATGGTTTGTAGCCTGGAGTGGTGATTGACCAGTTTTTCTTGGTCAAGCGTCACCCTCTACCGCGATGCTGTCACCATCGACAATGAACACGACTGTCAGTGTTGGGCCGCTATGGTCGCTACTGAGTACTGCAGACATTTGGCGCGGCAGTGGCTCACCATCTTCGGTGTGCAGGCCGCAAGGCCTCATGTCCGGAGCGAGATTGCGAGAGGTGCTCACCGGCTCACCTACCGTATGGAATTGACGCCTATCCGGCCCAACACGTTTCAGGATCAGCTTCATTCAATTCTCCAATGTCGCGACACGTTTCATGAACCAGCAAAACGTGTCGCGAACTATCACAGCGCTTTCTTCGCCAAAGCTACAGCCTCATCAAAGAACACCGGCAACTCATGACCGAGCGCGCCGAGGATCGTCTTGAGCTTGTCGAAGATGGATTCGTTGACGAAGCCAGTCATCAGGGTAGGCGCGGCCTGGGTGATCGGGGCGGCTGCCACTGGATCAGTAGGCGCAGCAGTCAGCGATGCAGCTAAGTCATTGGCGGTAAGCTCTGCAGAGATGAATTGCACATCTCCAACAACGGTATCTTCAGGCATTTTCATTTCCTCGGTAGGTTTTGGTTTCGCAATCCATGCGAGGAACTTCGTGAATGGGTTCATTTGGCCAGCCGAAACTGAATGTACACGCCTCGCCTCGATATGAGCGCGGTAGCCTTTTCGACATCTGGCGTCATGCCGGTTATCTCTGCGAAGGCCTTGAGCGCTTTCAGGTACGGCATTACCCACCACCTGTAATGAGCGCTGATCGTGCACGTCATCATTTGTCTGCCTCGCCATCTTTAGGCGCCTGGCTCAGCACGCGCACCACGGCAACACCGATGCCAAGCCCCATATTGATGGCGGCATAGATCAGGGGGTTTACGGTGCCTTGGAACACAGTCCAGCCGATGGCGCCCGCGTTCAGGGCCGAGCCGGCTAAGGCCAAGCGAATGGACCAGAGTTGATGCCACTTCATAGCTCGCCCGCCTTGCGCTCAGACCAGCGCTTGCCGAGTTGGCGCACCTGGTCAACGCCGAGAATCCCGACGAAGCCAGACGCGAAGAATGCCCAGCCGCTGCTGAGTCCGAAGTTTTGAACCGTCAGGCCGACGACCATAACCATCAGCGCGCCGAGAGTTGCCTCGATCAGCTTGCGGACAGTGCTCGTCTCTTTGCCTTCGTACTGGACGCGCAGAAAGATCAGGGCGAACGTCAAGGCCATGGCCAGGCCGTTGTCCCGCAATGCGGTGATGACCAGTGCCCAGAACGAGGGGTCTTTCTCGGGCATGATCTTCATCCGGCTTCCTCCCTTCTGGGAGTTGGAATAAAAAAGGCCGACTGCTGGCGACCAAGGGAAAGGGTGCCTCCCATCTACGCATTGCCGAGGCAAGAGACTTGGAGGTCTTTGGGGGAAATTCGGGCAATAAAAAAGGCCGCCTAAGCGACCTTTCTGTAATTTATCAGTGTGACCGGACTTGAACCGGCAGAGCTAAGGGTCTCAAACCCTATCACCATCGTTGGCCAAGCAGCTCATCTCTCGGTGGGTATACCGTATCGCCGTAAGCGAGTTCCCCTCACACACTTACCCTGCCAACCTTCATGCGCAAGATCGACAGGATGGGGATAATCTAAGCCAGTCGGCCAGTGTAGTCAAGCTGCATCTGCCCAGATAAGCCCCTCCGCATCGAAAAGCATCTGTGCGGACTCAAGCGCCCTATCGACTTCCTGCTCAATTGTCTTGCTGATGTCTCGGCGCCACCGGCTTTGCGTGCGGACCGGCACCGGCTCATCTGACCAGTTATCCATCTCGTACCACCCAGCCGGCAGTACATTGGTCGACCGCTTACCGTCAGCGCCTGGCAACTTCGGCAGAGCCCAGGTAACGACGGCGCAATGACGGAACCGCTCAGGTGCTGGCGACCGGATAGCCTTGGTCAGTTCAGTGATTGCGGCGTGCTTACGGTCCATGTGCGTCGAGAACTTCGCCACCAATGCCCGCCAGTGCGCCGGGCTCAACCCCTTGTGCAGCCGACCGAATACCCAGCAGTCCGTCAAGAATGCAGCTTCCTTACCGACGATCTCACCCTTCTGCTTTGCGCATTGCACCTTCGGTTCGAAGTCGCACCCGCCAGCGCTATTTATCGTTTCGGCCGCCAGGGCCCGGACAACTGCTGACACTACGTTGCGATAAGTCATGCTGCCGCCCTCTTGAGTTCTCTGGTCTTCTCCCGGTACGCCGCCGTCATCGCCTTCAGCCCGTCAACGGTGTACCTCTTCGGCTCATGCGGGCCTTCGACCCAAGCGAGCTTTTCCGCACCGATCTTTTGCAGCAACCGCGGGCGATACCCCAGCAGGTTCCCCGACTTACCCATGTTGCAGTTGCGATTGCACTGCAAATGGACATTGAGAGGGTCAAAGCGAAGCTCTGGGCATGCTGCAGTTGTCCTGTAGTGACCCGCGCAGTACTGAACGTCCGCCGTTGTCCCGCAACTGATGCATGGCTGGCCCGCATCCCGCTCACGGATCCAGGCGTTGAACGCTTTCTGCGTGTCTTTGAGGTGATCCGCCCTGCTCTTCAGCTTCTCCTTGCGAACCTTAATGTCCCGGCGCCCGACATCAGCCAGGGCCTTGCGCGCCTTGTCCTGATTGGCAGGCGCATCCTTAATCGCGCACGTCGGACTGCAAACTACTTGGCCCAGACGTTGCGGGACGAATAAGGCCCCGCACGAAGCTACGCGGCACTTCTTGGCCTTCCGCACCCTCACCGAGGCAAGCATGGGCATTCCCCTTCTACGCATCCCACGCAGCGATTCAGTGGCACTGGCTGGGCGCGATCCAGCGCTACGATGTCCAGCGCCTCGGTAACTGTCGGCAGCATGAACGCTGGAGCCGATTCGCCCGGGCGGTAGACGTGGAATCGATTTGTGGCGCCGGCTGTGTTTCGGATGATGTAGCCGCTCATAGCCCCAACCCCTTTACCGATTGCAGATACTTGGCGCGCTCATCAGCTTCCCGCTTACCCTGAATATGCCGAACAAGTGAGTCGAGACGACGCATCGTCTGAAGGGATGGTCGGAATTCGTTATGCCCGCCGTACCTGTTCCAGCAGTATCCGTATGCATAGAAAGCGTTCGACACCCATACCGTGGTATCACCCAGTGTCGCGAAGTGCCCATCAACTTTTACGTCTCGCCAGTGCTTGTCGATCAGCCTGTTCAGCGCCGCATCCCATAGCGGGCAGAACTTTTTTAGGTAGTGGGTTCCGAGCATTGTTGAGCCGGCCCAGCGCAGATAGAAATTCACAATCCCGCCCCTATCTGAAACTCAGCCGGAGTAACTGGCATCTGATAAGCGCACTCAGCGAGGATTATGATGCGGACTAGGACGCTAAATAGGGCCTGAATGATCATACTGGCACCGCCTGTGATTTCTGGATGGCTGGGGCGGTGTCGCCGAGCAAGGGCATAATCCATTTCTCCCAAACAATGCAGTCAGACTGCCCGTCAAGCTCGGCGACAACCCACGCCGCCTCACCCTCTTCCTGCTCGTATACGCCGGGATCCATTGGATTGCGGCGATCTACCGGGCCGACGATATGTCGGGAAACCAGCTCTACACAGCAGCCAATTGCAGGCGGGAATGTGTGGTTGATGATCAGCGCCAGATCGCCCTTCTTGAATTGATGATTCATGCCGCCTGCTCCCCAAGCAAATCACCGAAAAACACGCCCTTCGTCACGAAGTCGGCAACGATGCGATCCGTGTAAGCGATGCCCTGGGCGCGGTTGAACAGACTGGTGACTGGAAAGCCATCCGGCCCAAGCAGCTTGCAATCACCCATCAGGTCTAATTTTTCTTCGTAGGTGAGGTGCTTGGTGGTCCGGTGCCATGCCGCCCGGTAGTCCTCGTCTTCGTTGATCAGGATCTGAACGCCATGGTGAAGCTTGCAGTACTTACGGGCTTCGCTAGCGTCACCGATCTGCGTCATCTGGGAGATGCGTTTGTAAAATGCGAACCACAGCGCGTTTTGGTCGAGCGTGCGGTCCTTGCCGGGGCGCAGCGAGACGACCACGAACTTCTTATCGAAGAACATGGCGGTCAGGCTGGTGATCGCCTCGGTGAGTTTGGCTTGGCAGTTGACGGAGATTTTGTCTGTCACGACTGCTCTCCCTTGCTTGCGGCCTTCTTCGCCTGACGCTCCAGATGACGCTGATACGGCCCATCAGGAAGCTCGGCGATTCGATTGCATGCCGCGATCAGGATGCCTCCGAGAGCTCGTTGTAATTTCGTAGTGCGGAACTTGTACTGGTCTGCGTTTGGGTGATATGCGTCGTACGCCATTCGAGAGCAGAGGGTTGACGCCTCGTCCAGCGCCTGATTTCGACCATGAGCAACCATTCGCCCAGCATTAGTCCGCAGCCCTTCGCACTCAGCCTTGAGCTTCCCGATATACCCGCACACACCCTCGGTCATCATCGTCGGCGGGCAGGACTCGCCAACCACACCCAGCTCGATCATGTCGGCCCGGAACTGGCGCATGCACTCGGACATCATGGATTCTTCGAATAGCTGAGCCTCGAGCCGATCCCGCTCAGCCACCACACCCTCAAGCGCCCGACCCATCGCCGAGAAGTGCAGCTTGTCTTCGTCGATTTCAGCCTTGAGTTCGTCGCGCTCGACAGCAAGATCGTAAAGCATCGTCTCGCGTTGATTTTCTGGAGTGGCTTCGATCTGCTCGCAGTATTTGGCAGCAACTGTAAGTCGCTCGTTCTCGGCGATCAGCCCCAGCGCTACTGCTGGGCTGGAAGCGTCAACGTAGCGGTCGTTAGCGAGACTCCATTCATCCCCGAGTTTGTTGTTCGTCTCGTCGTCCATGTATCGGCTGGTTGCGCCTTCCAGGGCCTCGGCTAATTCCTTCAACTTCGCGTATTCGTTCATGCTCTCCGCACTCCCTGCTTTGCCAGCGCAGCCCGCTCAGCGCACGCCACGCAAGTCTGAACCCCCGGTACAGCCACGCGCCGTGCCTCTGGGATCGTATCGCCGCAGTCACACTCTCTGGCGCTCTGGCCGGTATAAATCACCCGAGCAGCGAGCTTTGATGCCAGCTCGGTTTCGATGCGGGTTTGGGCGAAGTCGATTTCGTCGCTCATGACAGCAGCTCCTTTGGCACGCTTACGGTATCGCCGAGGACAGATGCAATTCCTTGAGTAATCATTCGCATAGCCCGTAAATTGAGGTACAGGCGGGGGAATCCCACTGCCGAAGGAAGTCGAACTGCTGCCCACCTCGGGCTGTTTGGCTCCAACCGACAAGCTCGTCGATGCCGTGGCCGCGAGCGTCGCTGGTGAAGAATGTTCCTGATCCGCGCTTGCTGGCTTTGCTCACAATCACTTCCCATTGGCGAATCTTTTCCACCTGATCGGGGAAGCGCTGGGAGATTTCCAGGAGTTCGTCTTTGCGGCAGTTGATGCAGGGCATGCAGCCCACACGACCCATGCCTTGGGCATACAAGGGGTTCGGCTTGATGCCGTGCTTGCTGTGCATGGCGAAAACCTGTTCTACATCCCATTGCAGGATCGGGCGGTAGTTCCACAGCTCCCCGCCGCCAGCGTGAGTACTCTTGTGCTCGCGCATTGTCAGCAGCGCCCGGCGTGAAGATTCGTCAGCTCGAACGCCCTGCCAGCTCACTACGTCATCGCCGACTGACAGCAGAGGGTCTTGAACCTGAGTAGTGATCGGCAGGCGCTTCAACTCTTCAGAACAGAACGCAGCTTGAGAGCTGGGGAAGCGGCCTTTCCAAACGCAAAGATCAAGAAACGGGCTTCCAGTTGGCTGAAGTACGGCCAAAGCATCGGCAACTATGCTTTCAGAGACGCCCATCTCTCTCCACTTCACCTCTACAAACGCTCGCTTACCGGCGATCTGGCGAGAAAAATCTGCCTTAACACGCCGTATGCTCAAGTCCAGCTTCTGCTCCAAGTAATCGAGATACTCGTAAGTCTGCGGATGCTCGTTACCTGTATCAGCGAATACAGCCTGCATATTCCCCACGCCTAACTCGATGGCAAGAAGTAGTAGCGCTGTCGAGTCCTTGCCACCACTGACGCTAATTACGTTGTGCTCGACGCCCGAAAATTCGCTCATTGCGACACCTTCAGGCCGGCGGCCTCGATGGCGTCGACCATGCTGCGCATCCCTTGGCGATATCCTTTGTGATACGAACCATCAGGCTCGGCGAACTCGCATTTTTCGGGGCGCTTAATCACCGGCGTCTCGCGGGATGCCTGCCATGCCGAATCCCAGACGCTCCCCTGAATAGATCCGAGCTGCTCGAAGGCGCGAGCCGCGTCAAGGTGCCCAGTGCGTACCAGTGAGGCGATTTGCTGTTTCCGCCAAACTTCGAAAGCTTCGATTGATTCGCTCATGACTTCACTCCTGCCGGTGGCGCGCACAAAACTTCACCGTAGGAATTCTGGTAGCTCCTCATCCCTGCTTTCGTGCAGATGGCATAGTCCTCGGCCTGGCTTTTAACGTCGTTACGGGCTTTCTCACATCCGCACAGAGCGAGAATTGCCATGACTGCGATAATTGATTTCATGACTTCACCTTCAGGCCCAGGGCAGTGATTGCCTTGAAGCAGGCATTACGCATACGGATGGCGCCGTAGTGCCCATCCATGTAGCTGTCGTCGATTGCTTCTTCCGGGGCTTCTGGCGATGGACCTACTGATGGCAGATCAATCACCAGCGCCTCGCGGGATGCATGCCATGCCTCCCATGCATGATGTAGGTCAACGTCCGAGTAATTCCCACTGATCGCCCTGTCGATTTCGACGCCGCCGAGATACTCATGATTTGCTGACCACGCCTCAAACTCTTCGCGCATTTTGGATTCGCTCATACCCCACCCCCAACTTCATTCGCCCACGCTTCATGCGATCTCATCTGTGCGGATTCGCGTGCCGACTTGCGTTTCTTGTCAGCCGCCAAACCTTTCAAGCAGTTCTTGCAGGTCACGTTTTTAGCGGTGGTGGTCACTTGAATCTCATCCCCTTCCCGCTGGAAACATCTTGGGCGGCAGTCGCATTCTTGTGGGCCGCAGCAGCGCGATACGAAATGCACGATCTTGGTTTTCATGACTTCACCCCACTCTCCCGCTTCTGACTCCCATCCGTCCGCACAAGTCGGTTATCTGCACCCTTTTGCATGGCGATGAAGTCCTTGTGCTTGGCAGTGATTGAGAAGCCTTGGAGCTGGAGTTCGGAGACTTTGGATTTTTGGGCGGGGGTCATGGCATCACCACAAGCGCCAGGGCTCCAAGAGTAAGGATGGCGGTCACCCCGAAGACAAACGACTCGCAGCGAAGCTTGAAAATCTGGGAGTCCTTGAAGTCAGCCCACTGCTCGCGGGTCGCCATGTAGCCAGGGTCATCGGGCGTAGCGAGACGGAACGTCCCGACCTTGAGCGATCCTCCGAGGCCGATCCGATTGCGCGATTCGCCTGGCAGGTTGTTCAGCAGTTCGCCGCTCACGATGTCAGCCGCATGCAGAACCTCGCCGGTATCCTTGTTGCGCGCTACGCGAGGGTTATTGACCATGAGCAAGTCGCCGACGTGCTGCGACTGCTTGCGCTGCTTCCTGATCTCTTCGCTGTAGTCGTAGAAGGCGATATCGGTCGCAATGATCTGCACGCCATTCGTGAGTTTGAGTTGCAATTCTTTGCTCATGACGCATTCCTCTTGCCAAACTTCGCCAACAGCAGTTCGCGGGCAGACTTTCCGTCGGCCGGGATCCCTTGCTTGGCAATTCGTTCTTGGGTCTGGCGGTCGGCCAGTTCGTTAGCCAGTTCCAGTTCGGTCTTCTGGCTGTCGTGGCCGATGCCGGTCAGGATCTTGCCGTCGAGTGGCTGGCCGGATTGAGCGCGGCGCAGGACGATTTCGTAGTTGCGTTCAAAACGAGCGCGCATCGCCTTGTCATCCTGCTTGGCCTTCGCCAGATCGAACTTCCCGGTCGCATTCGCAGCGATTCGCACCGCTTCGTGGCTGGCAGCGCCCATTAGGGCCTCCATCCATGCATCAGGAGCCGCTGGCATGCCGTAAGCCTCATATCCAGGCGTGCACCAGCCTATGAACTGACCGATGCTTGGAGCGAACGGTGAGCCGCTTAGGCGACATTGCTCGATACCGAACCGGATGTGCTCGATGGTGCAAATACCGGAAGCCATGAAACCCTTGGTCCAGCTACGGCGGGCAACGTCGAGCGCCTTGTCGTCAGGCCAAGCCTGCTTGTGGGCCGGGAAGATCGCTTGAAGTTGGCGAAACAACTTCTCGACGACTTCGGCCGTGGCGTCGTCAACGGTGCCCAGTGGTGCAGGCAGCATTGGCAGGTTCCTGGTACGGATTGCCCAGGCTGCTTTGGCGGTCAGTGAGTTAGCGGCCCTCATACGTCATCACTCGTATCGGAGCGCCATCCCTGCCCGTAGTAATCAGGGCCGTTGGCCTGTTTCTTCGCCGGGAACTGACGCACATTGCTTCGGGCTACATCAGCGACCAGATCACGCTTAACCCAAGCGACCATCAGCTGGACCCACTTAGCGTGCGTCTCGAAGCGACCTGATGCTGCGTAGTGGCAAACGAATGACCCGACAGCGTCCGGCGTGAAAGCGTCAAGAGGGACCGGGGCAACCTTGGCGAAGGCGGTCAGAATCCCTTGGTCAGGAATCCACTCCAGCGTCATCTCGGAAGGAAAAAGCGGGTTGACAGGTAGCGGTGGCTCTTCGGCCGGTGCAGGCGGGTCGATCTGCTCTTGCTCAGGATCTGGACCGGAAACCAAATCAGCTTCACCCGCGTTGTGAGAGTTGTGTTGATCTTCTGGTTCTTGGTTAGTGGTTAGTGGTTCTTGGTTAGTGGTTAGGTGGCGATCCGTACACGAATCGTACACGTCTGGTGCACGTACACCCTTTCGCTTATTCTCACGGTCAATGGCAATCTGCTTATTCTTCTCCGCCCTTTCTTGATAGGCAGTGATCTCATCCGCGATGCGTTCTTGCGTGTAGACCCCGCCAATCAAGGTGAAGAACTTGCTCAGGACGAATTTAACAGCAGAAATCTCTTCGTCTGATCTTGCCCAGCACCAGTCGATAGCTTCTTCGAGCGTAGGGAAGCGTTCACGGTCGTAGCACGAATCCATGATTAGCGTGTACGAACCGTGCTCAAGCATTGAGAGTCGGCCAGCCTTCTTGTGGTAGTCGCCAATGTTGCGTTTGAAGTAATGCATCATTGGCGTCCTTTGCCGATCAGGTCGGCCAGTTCGAGGAAACGATCCACATACCAATGAGGCTGCGTCTCGCGGGGGCATTGCGGGCTGGTGAGGTTCTTGCCGAAGCGCAGGCCTTTCTCGGTGATCGACCAAAAGTCGACCATCTCCTGCCTGGAGTTCTTGCGCTGGAGCGTCTTGATGAAGCCGTGGGTGGCGAGCGAGCGGTTGAATACGGCTGCCGTACTGGCTATACCGTTTTCTTTGATGAGGGCGGTGACGGCCTTGGTAGGCATGGAACTTCCGCCAGTGGCATCAGGAGCGGAGTCGATGGCGTAGCCTGGGAGGAACTTAGGGTCGAGACCGTTATTGACGGCGATCTGATTCAGCATCATCACTTGGCTGGATGGTGCGGGCTTCAGGAGGCGCGTAAAGCATTCGAGGATGGCGAGCTCGCCAATGACTTTGGTGCCATTGGCGATTACCGCTTGCCGCGCCGCGCCCTGACCTTCCAGTTCGTGCCAGCGACGAATTACCTTCATACGAAGACCGGAGCTATAGCCAGTCAGCAGGCAGTCGGTATGCTCCCGGTCAAGCAGATACTGGACCTGCTCACGACTACGGCCGTCCAAATAGATGTCCTCAAAGTTGAGGGCATCGACTTTCAGCTCTTTAAGCATCGCGATGATGTCGCGTTTCACGTTGTCGTGACGCTTGCCCGTGACATTAGCGATCTCGCGGGAAGACATCGTGGCCCGCGACACGTTTTCGCTAATCACAAAACGTGTCGCGGGAATAAATGGAGCGGGATTGACATTGATGTGTTCAGTGCGCATGATTCGCCTCACAGAGTTTTACGTTTTTTGCAGTTGAAGAAACCACCGGGGCAGGTGGTTTTTTTTCGCCTGCTGTTTGGTGGATCACTTTTCAACTCGTCGGCGGAACGCTTGAATCGTTCCGCTCATGGACTTCGGCCTGGTTCGCTCTGTGAGTTTTTTCTGCATTCCGAACTTGGCTGTCTCGGCCAGGGTCTTACCCCTTCGCTTCGCCTCCTCCTCCAGAACCTTCAAATCCTCATCGTCGATCAGCTCTCCAAGGTCCATGTCTTCCTCTATCTCAGGCATAGGCCCTCCTCTAACTACTGGTCCCTATTGAGTACCTCTGTGGTACCTGCGCGGGCCCTACTGAAGTGCTTTAGGCCACACGGCTATCCGCCTTAGAATCAGCAACAACATCGCCAAGCCAAGACTTGAGAACTTCGCGGGCAAGGGCTGATTTGCTGGTGCCGTGGATTTTTGCAGCGCAGGTAAGTAGGTCCTCGAACTCATCATCGAGACGAACCTTGATTTGGTTGATGTGCTTGCGGTTAGGACGCGGTTCTTCGGGCATGGTTGTAGCTCCTTGCTTGGGGTGAAATTGGTTTAAGCGGCTGATTTTTGAGAGGGGAACGGGCGCTGCTCTTGGGCCGAAAGGCTTCCGTCATCGCCGCATATGACGATGATTTCTCGACCAACACGGATTGCCTTGCTTAGGGCTCCCTGGGTGCAGTCGAGCAGCTTTGCGGCCTTGGTATGGCCGTGTTCTGCGGCAAATTCTGAAAGCGGGATACGGCGCATAGCGGCGTCCTCAAACTAATTACGTGCCCCAAGTATGACCGCCGGTATTGCTACTAGTCAATACCGGCGATATTGGTTGCGCGAATACCGCAGGTAATATCATTCAGCGATGACTAAAGACTCCAGAAGACTCCCTCTCTCAGACTGGCAGCTGCTAGACAGCGCCCGGCTGAAAGCGATTTTCATGAAGAAGCGCGCAGAGCTTAAGCTGACCCAGGAAAAGATCGCCGCCGAACTGGGCGAAGGGGTTACCCAGGGCGCGGTCAGTCATTTCATGAATGGGCGAACCGCATTAAGCCTTCGTGCTGCGACAGTTTTCGCAAGAGCACTCCATGTGCCTGTCTCGGAATTCAGCCCTACCCTAGCCGACCAGCTTGAAGGCATGGCCTCGTCCCTTTCGGTTGTGGTGGATCGAGCCGAGACCGCGGGCGCAGAAAATGTTGTACCGCTTAAGGTAGGTGAGCCTGTCACTACCAACTGGGACGACTTCGCCTTTGTTGATCAGTACACGGCCAAGGCTGCTGCCGGCAATGGGTACGACAACACGCACGTAGTCCTCCGCAACACCTTGGCGTTCAAGCGCGACTGGCTACGAATCAAGGGGGTTAATCCGAAGAACCTCAAGGTGATCTATGCCCATGGCGAAAGCATGTGGCCAACGATCAGCGACCACGACGTACTGCTAGTAGACGGGTCGCGTATCGAGCCAAAGGATGGCGGGATATTTGTTCTGGAGAGTCAAGAAAAAGGCACGCTGGTAAAGCGCCTCATCAAACATGGCAGCTCCTGGATTATCCAGAGCGACAACCCGGATGAGTCTAAGTACCCCGATCAGGTATTGCCTGACGGCGAGATATACGAGCACCGCATCACTGGCCAGGTGATCTGGCGTGGCGGGGATTTGTAGGGCGGGATAAAACGAAAAGCCACACTGATTACTTTACCAGGGAGAGAGGCATGGCTGAGTCTGTAACAAAAACTATTCACTACAAACGAGCAGTGATAAGCGGAGGTGGGAATCTTCAGGAAATACTATCAAGAGTGTTTGCGGATGAAAGCCCTGCGCATAAAGTCGGTCACCGTAAAGAGATTGTAAATGCTGACGCCGACAGCTTCCGGGTCGTAAATCATAAGCGCGAGTACAGCGGTATGCTGTTTTGCCAGATGCTCTATTTTGAGCCAGGTCGCAGCCAGGCTTACATCACGCTCAATGAGGACGCCGACTCGTACGCGCTGGACGCATTTACCAATGAAGCGCTTAACAATATAGAAGGCCCTGCTGACAGAGAGCGTCATAGGCGGGAGTTCGTAGACTCGTTTCTGTATTTCGGCGTGTTCGAAAATCACCTCGTGGTGCTTCAATCAAGCCAGCTTAGATCCAGGGAGCTTGAGGCTCATCTTGGCTGGCTAATCGGCAGCTTTGGCGGCGTAACTATCGGGACTGCGATCATTCTGCAGGATCAGCCTTCACAGGAGACCTACGAGCGGATAGCTAGAGCCCCGGTGAAAAAGATACAAATTGGCGCACCGATCACCACTGCGCAAGAGATTCCAGAAGGAGAGCGGCAGCCTGAGCCTCAGACGCGTACAGATGATGAGGTGGAAGTGAATGCTCGTCGGGTTCGTTTTTTTCCCACCGGCTTTGCGGGTGATGTAATTAAAGCTGCTATGGGGGCTGATTGGTTTAATAGGCTAGACCTTGAAGAGGACCTGGATGATGCTAACCTCAAGGTCAGTCTTGAAATTACTTACCTGCGACAAACAACCAGGGTTGGACAGATCGTAATTGACAATATTGCGACCTCGCTTCGGCACGCAGAGGAAGCGGACGTACGGATTGAACTGGCTGGCGGGGGCGAGATCAAAGGGGCTGACTTACGTCTTTCCGGTCCAATTTCAGTTACAAAATTGATAAATGGACTATTGGACGAAGGGATTCTGTACCATAAAATGCACGGCTGGTTGGTTGGCAAGCTCAGACAGGGAGATGCTGATCCAGCAATAACTGCGGACGATCTGTGATATGAGAAACCAAAGCGGATGGACGGGTGGCGGCACGCTTGCAGTGCTGCTTTGCGCCGCTATGGGCGGGATTCTCGCCCATTACATCATTTCGTCACTTGATCAGGCGTCCCCGCCATCCGTTCAGTGGGGGCTGATTTCTGTATTTTTGATTCCGCTTACATTCGCCACTCAGCTATGGGTTAACTTCAATGGATTGAGGGAAATCAAAGGAATTACGGGCAGCGAGCGACGAAGGATAACCGAGACGGTCAGAGCAAAACTCCGTCAAATCCAGTTCGCGATATTGTTCTATGCGGCATCGGCGCTGATCATTGGCTTTGGTCTTCTATTTTCAACTGGAAATTGGAAGGTCTACCATCTAATCACCATTTTCACGGGCTCCAGCCTGGGCGTAAGCATGGCGAGCCTATTCCTGATTTTGGGCGAGAGCCGGGAACTAGCCGACTTCAAGAACAAGGTTTATGAGCGGGCTCAGAGGAGCAAGCAGCTCGGAAAAAAACTAACAGCTCTGCAATCCCCAAAAGACAAATAGCCCGGCCAACCACCGGGCTTTTTATTGCCTGCGATTCGCCCTCCCCGCCTGACCTGATAGATGAGCCCGCCGACTGAGCGGGCTTTTTTGTGGGTGTGTGAAAATAACATGACCGGAGGTATTGACCTTATACAATACCGGCGGTATTGTTCACCCATCGCAGCGACAAACCACCGGATCTGCGATAGGGCCTCATTAAGGTCTTCGCTCTTTAACAACCTGATGGACGCCGAGCTGGCCGATGCATAGCCAGCAGACCTACCGCGTAACGGTAGGCAGCGATTCGACCTCATGTCGGCGCTGGGCACAGGAGACCTCATTCGGAGGGCGTAGCGGTGAGCTGCGTAATAACTTGACGGCCCAAGGCCTGATGGGAGTTGACGTGAAATCGAACGTCGGCCTGTGCACGAGAGCAATACCCACAGATTTACTGATGCCGCTTCGATGAGGCGGCATTGGAAATTAACCGGGAGCAAGACCATGAGCAAAGGAGTCGTGATCAAGTACGAGTGCGGCGAATGCAACGAACAGCATGATGACGAGGATGGGGCGCGCGAATGCTGCATGCCATCCGTTACCGAGGTCTACATCTGCCCTATCTGCGAAGCCGAGCACGACCAAATGAAGCTGGCCGAGCAGTGCATCCTTGGGCGCGCAGATATAGAAGATGCCGACGATGAGCATTGCCTATTTTGCGGCTAAGGCTATGCCGCTTGCTTGGAAAGCTGCAGAGGATGGCTATTTCGATTCAGGTGAAGACAGCATCAATGCTGATGTTGCGACCTGCGCTTACCAAATGGCAGACGCCATGCTCGCCGAACGCAACGCACCACCCACCGAATAACCGCCTATGGAGGCAGTCATGCCCGACAAGGATAAAAGCTGCCCTCAGTGCGGCGAACTAACTGAAACGCTTCACGAAGGATGCTGCGAAGAATGCCGGTCAGGCAATCAAGCGGCGCTGGACGATCACAACTTTCGGCATGACCGCTGGATTCGCATGAGCGATACCGAGCGCGGAGCCGAGATAAAACAGGCTTCGCGCAGAGGAAATCGGTCATGAGCCAGTCCGGCGCGCATACAGGCTGGACCGATTGGTGGCAGTACTCGCCTCGCTCCGGCGGCAACGATATGTGCGAGAGCGGCGATGCCGAGTGGGCTGCCGTGTGCAAACGAAATGCAGAGCAGGCGCTGGCAGGCCGATCTGCCCGAATCAAATCAGCGATAGCGCAGATGGAAACGATCTGCCCGCCAATAGGAGCTCAACCATGAGTCGGCACGAAACAGCAGTGGGCATGATCGACTCACGGATCGACAAGTTGATTGCGAGCGGCGATGACATCAGCTTGCACTCAGAAACGTCCATGGCGGTAGAGATGGCCTACGCCCTCGGCGCCATCGACTGCCTGGAGCATAAGCGCTACGGCCAGTGCCTGATGTTTATCCAGTCCCGCAATACGATGGCCTTGCTGGAAAAAATGCGGAGGTACGGATGAGCATGACCGGAAAGAGCTATAGGGAAGTCGTTGAGCTGCTCCAGTTTCTTGGATTTGTTCGGGTCGCCGATCTGCCAAACCGCATCCATATCGAGACTCAGCGCGCTCGCTGATCTGATCGCCCAATAACTGAATATTTCAAGGCTGCGTTCATCGCGGCATGGAGCCCTTATGTCCGCAACACAGCAAGTCATCACCATCGATGACATCAGTTCTGATAACGCGCCCGCCATTTACGTGGCCGGTGGCCTGGATAAATTCTTCACTATTGTCGAGAAGGAAGTGACCGGCGAGGTTCCTGATCTCTCCACCGCGAAAGGGCGAGCCCGGATCGCGTCACTGGCAGCCAAGGTCAGCAGCTCAAAAGTGGCAGTTGAAAAGCCCGGGCGCGACTACCTGAAAAAGCTGAAAGAAATGCCGAAGGTGATTGAGCTTGAATTGGCAGCCTGGGTCAAAAAAATGGACACCCTGCGCGATACCACCCGCAAGCCGCTGACTGACTGGGAGTCGGCCGAAGTAGCTCGTCGCGATCAGCATATTGATGCGGTTCAGGCCATCCATGATTTCTGTCTGGACCTGACCGATGTTAACGCTGCCGTCCTGTCGGAATCCATAGCATCGGTCGAAGCCATCCAGATGGGTAGTCAGTGGGAAGAGTTCGCAGAAGACGCGGCCCTGACCAAGGATTCCACCCTAACAAAGCTACGCGCCACCCTGATCTCTCGCCAGAAGCACGAAGCAGAACTGGCAGAGATCGCCCGCTTCAATGCAGAGAAGGTCGAGCGCGAGCAGCAAGAACGCGATGCGGCCATTGCCCGTGCCGCCGTAGAGCAGGCCCAGCGCGAAGCCGCCGCAGCAGCGCAGGCCGAACGTGATGCGGCAGCCAAGCGCGAACAGGCGCTGATCGATCAGGCAGCGCAAGCTCAACGTGATGCTGATCAGAAGGCTCGCGAGGCCGAATCTGCCGCCGCTAATCAGGCCCTGCAATTGAAGCTGCAGGCTGAACAGGCTGAACGCCAGGCGATACAGGCCAAGGCTGATCAGTTGGCCGCTGAGCAGCGTGCAGCCCAGCAGAAAGCTGACGATGAGCGCCGCCATGCAGAAGCCGCCCAGCGTGCCGAGCAGGATCGACTGGTAGCCATTCAGCGCCAAGCCGCAGCGGTCGAGCAGGCGCGCCTTGATCAGATCGCCAAACACAACGCCGCCGCTGACGAAATCATTCGCCAGCAGGATGCCCGCGAGGCCGACAAGGCCCATAAGGCAAAGATCAATCGCGCAGCTCTGGACGCATTTGTTGCTGGCGGAATGACCGAGGGCGCGGCAAAGCAAGCCGTAATCCTGATCGCCACCCGCGTCATCCCTGGCGTCACCATCGCTTATTGAGGAATCCATGAACGCATCGCCGCAACTGGCCGCCCAGCTTGACTGGATGAAGGTCGGCGCCTTTTCGCCCGAACAGTTCGATGGCGATCAGCGCAAAGAGTACGAAGCCGAGGCCGCTAGGATTGAGCGGCAATGGGATAACCAGCCGAACTGAGGTGTTTATGAGTATCGCTACATTGATCCTTGGCAACTCAGGTAGCGGGAAGTCAACCAGCCTGCGGAACCTTGACCCAGCCAAAACCTTGTTGATTCAGTGCATCAAGAAGCCTCTTCCGTTCAAGGCGGCGGGATGGAAGACCCGAG